AACGAAAGATGCATTCAATCCTAACATTTAAAATGGAAAACAAACGGAAGGGATGTATCAATCGTGATAAGAATGGATGTAAAAATATACAAAAGGTATTCAATCACTTTATAGAAACAGGAGACCGCCCTGAAAAATATAAGCGTGATTATAAGTTTCAATAAAATATACTAACCACTATTAGCGATTACTAATCGCTATAGTCGTCAAATAGTATAATGCTCTTTAAGAGTGCATTTATATCACCAAAAAGATTAACTGAACTATTTTTATTTTTTTATAGAAAGTTTGTCTCATTTTTCTTTTCGGTCGGTGTAATTCATACATTTTGTATTGTTCCAAATAACCGATCCATAAAATAGTTCATACCGTAATTAGAGTTAAACAAACGATGATGGTTTTGATGAAATCCATCTGTTGTTCCGGTATGAGAAGATAAAATTGTGTTTATTGTCGCAACGGTTCCAATCAAATAGATATGAAAAATCGAAAAGCGAATAAAATAATGTAGTAAAAAAATAGATCCAAAGTTGGTAATTATTGCGTCGAAAGGATGAGCATATAACGCAAATATACCAATAACATTACTATTTTCATGATGAGTTTTATGATACCTATACAAATATTTACTGTGAATAATATAATGGATTGTGTATAACCATACTTCTCCAACAACGATTTGTGAAACAATATATGAAATTTCAGCTAATATAGAATGAAAGTAATCAAAGGGTGGTAACATATATAAAAGACATCCTAACGAAAATGGTTGAAATACAAACACATTCCAAAAAAGATTTTCAATATGATGATTTTTTAATTTTCCCGCATATAGCGCTTTATTTTTAGTATAGTCATAATAACTTGCGACAATATACAACCAAGAGCTATAAAAAGGAACAATAAGCATATGCATGATTGCGTTTTATAATATAAATAATTATTGTTTATATTATACATAATTGTATTATTCAAGTTGTCATTCAGTCGATGTCTCTCACCCCCGTCGAACTCACCCGCGAATCATTTAAGGGTCTGCTTGAATTCAACTCGAAACAACGCAAACACACCATCCTGAAACTTACCGCCGATTGGTGTCGTCCGTGTAAGTTAATCAAAGAACTCGCCACGCAGCAAGTCGCAAATCTCTCGGCGAATGGACGCCCCATCGAGTGCTACGAAGTGAATGTGGATGATTCTCTCGATTTTTACGCATTCATGAAACAGAAGAAAATGGTGAATGGAATCCCAGTTTTCCTCTTTTATAAAGCCAATAATACCGAATTCATCCCGGATGATTCAGTGACTGGTGCGAATCCACCGGATATCATCGCATTTTTCGACCGATGTGCCAAGGTGTAGTGTAAGCACCGCCACCGCCGCCACCACCGCCACCGCCGCAGTGATGTTATTTACTGTATTACGTAGGAGTAAATAACATAAAATCATGACTATATAATAAGTATTTGAACCCCCCACCCGCACGCCATCGATGGAATCTCTCGACCTCAATATCGACAATTACAATCTTCCGGATATTCTCTCGTTATTCAACGTTCCAACCTTATTCAACGCGGAAGACTTGAAACGCGCCAAGCTCGCCGTCCTGAAAACGCACCCAGATAAAAGCCAGCTTCCGAAAGAATACTTCATCTTTTTCACGAAGGCTTATCGCATTTTACATCAAATTTATACAATCCGCAACCCCGTGACGGATGAGCATTATACGCAAAGGGTTGAGCGAACACCGCGCACATCGGCCGTGCCTGCGGTTCCGGGAATCAAGTGTGTCGATAAGGATACACTCCGTCGGCCATATACGTCGGTGGATGGCGGTGGCGGCACGGCGGCGGCGTCGGCAGCAACAGCAGCAGCAGGTTCAAGGGTCGTGGATTATAACCGCCTGATGCGTGGTGAGGGGTACTATCCGGACCCCGATGACGAGTATTCACAAGCCACGCATGAGAGAATGAAACGGCGACTAGATGAGATGATGACTGGCGATGGTAGCACCAAAGGCACGAATGCTTCCGCGAAAGTGAGCGAATTTAATCGATGGTTTAATGAGAAATTCGAACAATATCGGCTGAAAGATGAAGAGGCGGAGACGGGGTATGAAGAGTGGTTTCGTAATGGACAAACGGATGCCGACACTGACGCCGCCAACTACGACCATGACGCCAACCACGACGCCACCGAAGGCGCCAACAACTGGGCAGATAAAGTCGCGATTCTGAATCAACGCAAGCAAGAACTCCGGAATAAATATGCGCTTGTCGAGAGAAAGGAGCTGGAATACGCCGGCGGCGGAAATAGCAGCGGCACATACGACCTCACGAGAGAACGACCCCAAGAATATTCGAGCGGGATATTCGACAGCCTCAAATACGAAGACTTGAAGAAAGCACACACCGAGACCGTGATTCCAGTCACCGAAGAGGACTACTATAAAACCCGTAGATTCAATACTGTGAATGAACTACAAACATTTAGAGACCAGTCGCGCCGGGATTTATACAGTCAAACAAATCCAGCGGAGCAAAGGCAAATCTACGAGCAGTCGCGGGTGCGTCAAGAAGAGGAAGATACACGCCGCGCCTTCATTTTAGCCAAACAGGATGAAATCTCTCGCGATATTCATAAGAAATTATACTCGGATGTATTTCGGTTGGAGAATTAACATGATCCACCACTTTTCGCTGAATTCATAAAAAATTGAAATACTATTTCATGGTAGGGTGGAATACAGCGACAAGCAAAGAAAGACGAATGTTCGGAATCAAGAGATACAATTCAGATATTGGCAACAGAGACGCACGAATTAACGGACAGTCCGTAAAACAAAAACCAGTTCAACTTCTTTCACCCGACGAATCGGGTGATTTCATTCCACCCCATGTTGAAGCAGTTGCAAGGTCAAGGGGAGCCCGACTCATTATACGAACATTCAGATACGGAAATAAACCAGGTGCTTGGTATGTAAAAGGAGATGCCAACACGGACTATAATGCTGTTGAAGAATGTGTCATTTCAAATCAAGCAAGATTTGCCCGCAGAAGATGCTGGATTCTTCCGGAGAACTCAACGACCACTGTCACGACCACTGCCACAACAACCACGACAACCGTCATCATAACGACATCAACAACCACAACATCAACAACCACAACATCAACAACCACAACATCAACACATTAAAATTAAAACATTATAATTTGTGCTTATGATTTAACTAACACTTTTTTATATATTTTTATTCTATACGATATCGTAAAATAATAATAACATTACAATTTAAGAATATTCATACATTATACGCCCGCCCCCGCCTCCGATGCTCGAAAACAAAGTCGTGAAACTGGCAATCGCCTATCTCCTTATTATGATGATTGGTTTCATTTATAACAAATATAAGAAAACAATCGAAGTGAAAGAACAATACGATGATGGCCAGCTGATCCAGAAATATCTCTTGAACGATAGCAGTATCACCAAAAACAATAAACCGATTCTATGGGTTCATATTGAATTCGACAAAAATGCGCGGTCATGGGATAGTTTCGGGTCAAGAACGAATGACAACCTGAATCAGCCATATCAATACCTAACGATTCGCAATATGATTGAACACTGCGGCGAGAGCTTCAACGTATGTCTCATCGATGATGACGCATTCGTGAAGATTATACCGGAATGGCGCACACGCGTGGAACACCTGCCGCGCCCACTTCGCACCCATGTCCGCGACCTCGCACTTGCTACCGTGCTTCATCTCTACGGCGGATTCCTGGTTCCGAGCTCCTTTATATGCTTCCATGACTTACGTTCGCTCTACGACGCACATCTTGGCACCGCGAATGTCGTCATGGGCGAACTCAGAACTACGTCATCTCTCGCCGCAGAGAAACAATATTCACCATCGACGAAGATGATGGGCTGTAAAAAATTCGACCCGGTCATGAAAGAGTATATGGAATTCTTGATGGATATCAACAGTCGTGACCAGACACACGAAATGGATTTTACGGGAGAAACGACGCGATGGTGGTGCGCGAAACAAGCGGCGGCACCGAAGGCGGTGAGTCTGATTCCTGCCGAAGAACTGGGTGTAAAAACCACGACGAACAAACCGGTTTTACTGGAAGAACTCCTTGCGGATGTTGATGTCCCGTTTTCACCGACGACCGCAGGCATCTACATTCCAGAACAAGAAATACTAAGACGAAGTAAGTTTCAGTGGTTTGCGCGTCTCTCGCCGAAACAAGTGCTTGAATCAAAGACGCTGGTGGGGAAGTATTTGTTGATAAAAGCGTCGGGATGCTAACACCGGCCACTCCACGCCACCACTCCCACATCCACTCCACGCCGCCATGTCGCGTCGGTTCTAGCATGGGTTGTCGCCCTGCGTCGTGTGGGGGCGCAACCCCAACAGGTTATTCGTGAATAAGGCCAATTCAATATCATGCTCATGTATGTTATGGAATATCGTAATGTATTTACAAATCAACGATGTAATACGATACTTTATGTCTTCACTAAACAAAGGCGTCATCTTGACAAATAAGAAATAGTTGTCCAAAATATCCAACACAGAATACCCTTCATCGTTCAATTGAAATAATATATGGTTGGCATTACGCACTCGTGTATTTATGTCACACGTATCATCCAAAATAATGCGAGTATATTCCTCGAAACGATGAAATCCGATATTCGAGCATATCTTGTTCGCAAGGTCAATCGTAATCTCTCGGTCCATCAATTTCGTCTTTTCCAAATAATTGATGAGCGTACGCACCGACCCATTCGAAACGCGCAGCAAGAAATCCTCCGCCTCGCCCGTAATCATCAAACGTTCATTCGCTTTTATCTTTAGCATAATTTTATGAAGGCATGTCCGATTCAGTTGATTAATTTTCACGATGATGTTGCGTGTCTGAAATGTATCCACTACTTTCTGAATATTTGTGCATGACGAAATAAAATGAACGTTATGACTGTATTTATCGATACAATTCCGGAAAACTTGTTGTCCTTGTTCGTTGATTAAGTCGATATCATCAAGGAGCACGATTTTCTTTTTCCCAGGTATCATCGTCATCGTTTGACAGAACACTTTCACATCATTCCGGTAGTATTGAATCCCCTGTTCCTTCAAACTATTTAGAACCAAAATATTCTCTTTCATCGCGGTATTACTTGCCCCGGATTTTTTGTAATATTCACGAATCATCGCATTAATAATGGAAGTTTTTCCTGAACCGGATTCGCCGTAAAACATGATATTGAGGTTATCCATTTCGATAAGGCTCTTAATGATCGTGACCGTATTTTCATCCAATTGTTCAAAATCCTGGATTTTCGACGGTTGATATTTTGCGATAAATGGAATATCTGGAGATAGATGATGATTCATTGTATGGCGCGTCCCACTAAAGTATAATAAATATAATGTTTAAATAATAACAACATTCATCTATCCATCCATCCATCCCGAAAACATGTTTTTTCATTTCCCGTTCGGCAATGGCGGCGCAGCCAGTGGCGGATTTAACGGCCACGGATTCGGCGGACCCGAAATGTTCTTCGAGTCAGATGGTTTTCCTCCCCAAATGAACGCCGACAACATCGACAAAGACAAGGATTATTATAAGATATTAGGCGTGGATGAAAAGGCAAGCGAAGACGAACTGAAGAAAGCGTATCGAAAGATGTCGATGATACACCACCCCGATAAAAACGGCAACACCGATGAAAGCAAGCAGAAATTCCAAGAACTGAATAACGCATATGAGTTGTTATCGGATGCGAATAAACGGCGAAACTATGATATGATGCGTAAAGGCGGCGTCGGTGGCGGCGTCGGTGGCGGTGGCATGCCAAACGTATTCCATTTCGGTGGTGGCGGTGGAGTGCCGCCCGGTATCCCCGAAGAACTTCTTCATATGTTATTTGGAAGCGCAGCGGGAGGTCATGGTCCTGGGATGGGTCCAAAAGTAGTATTTCAAACATTCCATAATGGGCGCATGAATGGGGGATTCACGCATCAGGCACATTCACAACAGCAGCAACAGCAACAGCAGCAACAAGCACCCCCCAACGTTCGTGTATATCAGGTTCCTGACACAATCGTGAAAACGGTTTCACTCACTCTCGAACAGTGTTACAACGGGTGTTCGATTCCAATCGAAATCGACCGCCAAGTGCCGGATAATGACATCATCAAGATTGAACGCGAGACGATTCATGCGCAAATACCGAAAGGTATTCTTCAAGGAGATACGATTATATTAAATGATTGTGGTCACATGAATGAAGTGGGAATGAAAGGCGATGTCCGTATCGTAATCAACGTCCTCCAACACGCCTTATTCAAGGTGGAACACCTCGACCTAACCATCGAAAAAACAATACCACTCAAAGCGGCATTATGTGGATTCGATTTCGAAATCACACATCTGAACGGACGTATATTCAAACTCGCCAATAAGCCAGGCAACGTCATTAAACCGGGTAATATCAAAACAATACCTGGTTTGGGGTTAGAAAAAGGCGGCGAATCCGGTGTTCTTAAAATCAAATTCAACGTAGAGTTTCCAGATACGCTTACACCCGAGCAAATCCAGACGCTTCAACAAGGTTTGTAATGAGAACAAGAATCAGAATCAGAATCATTAAATCTCGATGATCTTCACATTCGAATAATCTGAATAAAGTGTTTCACCATAAGGTGCGGAAGTTCCGTAAAGCCCATTGACACCGGTTTCAACGCCGTTGATGCGAGGATACAAACGTATTCTCACACCAAACGCAATAACGGTAAGGCGGCATATCACTGTGAAGCTCTGTGTCCCACCCACCGTCGCACCACTTGTTTTCAAACGCTGATTTGTTGTAACCAACGAAGGATTCGCACTAATATTAAATGAAAGATCCGCAATACCGTTAGTTACATGAAATACATTATACCAATCCGACCCATAAACGGGGGAAATATATTCGATGACGCACTCATAATAATCGGCATTTCCGTTATAGTCGGGATAATCAAAAAATACGGTGAGGCCGTTTAAGCTACCAGATATTGTGCTTGAACGCGAACCATATCTTAAATTCGGCGTGCTCGGTGTATAAGGATACAACGAAGGATATACAATACTATTGATTGAGTCGGTGATGAATATGTTATTGACCACCGACATGTAGGTATAACCAGAAAACGCTCTCTCACCATTATATTCATTTACAATGACGGTGCGAATACGAAATTGAATGGGTTGCTCATTTACTCCGCTTATATTCGAATACACGGCTTGATATCCGGCAACGCCGCCATTTGCCGCAGTCGGAATGAAAATCTCATTCGATACATCTCGCCAATTTCGTAGAAGGGGGTCAGATGAAGAAATGTCTCGCCGTTCAAGTGTAAAATATTTATATCGGTAATACGGAGCGGTAACATCTGTTTTATAATAATTCGGGTCATTCGAAAAATCCGGTAAATTCCACTTCAACGTCACGGTGCCGTTATATCCTTGTGCGGATAGTGTTAATGGAGCCAGCGGCGTTCGAAATGGTATGATATACGTTCCTTCTGGATTGATATTACGATATTCCGCCGGTATAAATTGGGTTTCGTTTTGATTATTTATGAAGGACTGAACTGGGCTTACTCTGATTTCATATCCGCGCCCGGCTTTCAAATACAGTTGAGCATTCGACGCGTCGATATCGGCTTGTAGGCTGGACGGAATTGTGTATGTTACGATACCACTATTTGATGAAAGATTTGGGGTCAGTATCGAAAGAGGGTTGCCGCGCTCATCATTGCGTATGGCATACTCTGCCGGATAAAGATTTTCTTGAACATACTCTGTCGGAATGATGATGTTGATGTAATATTGTGGCTGAGATGAATACTTCCATTGAAGCACGACTTTACCACCTTGACTTGTAGATACCAAAGAATAACTCATGTCAATTACCGGGTCATTAAAAAGGGTGCCCATCCTGAATTGAACTTGACTCGGAGCGGTTCCATAACTAGAAGAAATGTCTCGTATCGCATCAGGAAAGAAATCATTAATATTAAACGGTGTTACTGTAAATAAATATTGCTTCCCATTTACAAATGGAGAATTGATACTACTCCTCAACGTCATCGTAAATTCGGTAGGCAACCCCGAATATGTGCGAACTGGTGCTACCCCGTTCAATATAACCCTACCAGAATAAAAAATGAACCGATAGTCACTTCTTGAAATATTACTAATTGTATAATCTAATTTTAAAAAATAGCCATCGCCGTTTGTTGCGTCGATACGAATCATTGTAGGGGGCGTCGGCGTTTTCAAAACTACGGTCTTAGTTGGCGTATTTTCAACACCGACAATCGCATTTCCGGTGATATAATCAATATAATTATAAATCGGATTTGTGGGGTCGGCTGGAGTCGAAAGACTATTATAAGAAACGGTATAAGTGCCAGAAATATCAAACACATTGGAAATATCTCTTGCCCGATTACTGCTATTATGTTCAAGATGACCGCGTATCGAGAGATGAAACGTCGATGTAACACCGGAACTCCACAACGAAGCAGTCGTATCCTGCGTGTAATACCATTTCAACTGAATATTCGAAAGGTCGAACGCGTTTTGATTCAATAATCCGCTTTTGTAAGAGAATGTTCGTTTCGTATAGTTCAAAATAATGTTCTTCGAGAGATCAATGATATTCGGGTCTTTGTTTAAATAGCGGTCTGTCTCGTTGATTGTAATCGGACGCGGAAGCAAGACAAACGGGATTAATTCATTGCGTAAGGTGGTGAGACTGGTTCTTTCATCGGCAGATAATAGGGAATATCGCTTGATGCCGGTATAAAGTCGTCGGAAATCGTCGAATGGATAACCACGCCGACCTCGAACTGTATCGCTATAAAGACCGGCTTCAATACTATTTTGAACATAACGCGTCTTATTAATGTATGTGGTTTGCTGTCCCGGTGTTTCAACAACCTCCTCATAGTCAATAATATAGTTTAAGATAGGCGAACCTGCGTCATCTTGTGGGATTCTCCATGTAATAATCGCCAGTTCATTTCCAATAACAGGTGTGCCAACGAAATGAATCGGCGAATTCGCTGGGCGCGCGAATGGAATACCGGACAATACCGTTGAATAGACTGAACTCCCGAGTTCATTTACACTCGCTAATCGAAAATAATACTTGAAACCGTTGATGAGCGGCCCCGATATTGGCGTATTTAAATTCAAACTTGTATTAATATATTGCTGTGTTTCGAGTGTATTATATCGATACGTTGAAACCGTTTGGTCATATTCTGTTTTGTTTTGGTCGCTTACATATACATTTATATCATCGAATCGATCGAATTGTAGTAAGTTACTGGACACATCTGGTGTATATTCCACCGATGTCACCCAGCGCCCGGATATATCAAATGCTGTTTGTATTACGAAATATTGTATTTCATAACCCGTGAATGCCGGTTTTTCCCAATAAATATTCACACGATTCGATGTTCGTTCGGATTCAATCGTTAATGTATCTGCGCCAAGACTATTGATTCGATTCACAATCTGGTTTGGAACCGAACCACATCGGCGTGTAAATAACGTTGAAAACGCACTTGGGCCTACAATATTATAGGATGAAATGCGATATGAATAATAGATGCCATTTATCAAGTTAAAAAACGAATACCGAGGCGCCAACTGTGTGTAAGTATCTCCAATGTCATATAATGTATTTGTGGAACTGTTCAATTCATACGATGTGGCCAACGTGGGGTCTGGGCCCGCAAATCGATACGCTTGATGTGGAGTGAATGTTTGCGACAGCATTTTTACTTGAAACGAATCCGCCTGAGAAGTCATTGTCCTAAAATAAGTATTATAACTCGGGTCGGTTATTGTTAGTTGAAATAAGAAGACGAGTTGAGTATGTGAATGATCGAGCACCGATGAAAAAGACGGAAAATCAGACGAACCGCTAATATCGAATGTTCGCGAAACAATACTGAAAGATAAGTCGGACGACGACGACGACGAACCTGCGGCTGCTGCGGCTGCGGTGGCAGCAATTTTCGCATAATTCGCCGTATCATTCATCGATATGTCGAATAACATGCGAGTATGATAGGATGCGTCAGAGACACTCGTCAAAAAATCTCTCACATTCGTTGTGTTATAACTGTTGTCGCTTATGAGCGTGGTTGTTTTCAGGTAGGGGCGAGAGAAGCCGCGAATACGCATATGAAATGGAATGTTTAAATTCGCGGAGAGGTCGGCCAGCGGGGTTCCACCGGAGCGAGGAATCGGCAAATACGAGATATCCGTCGCGAGTTTCGAGAGATTGGCCAAATAGTTCCATGAGAATGACCACGTTGCTTTTCCATAATCCTCCATCGAACGCGTCATTTTGGGCATGTGATACAATATACCTCCGCTAGAATCGTTTTCGATGACGACGGGCGACGACGACGACGACGACGACGACGACGAAGCATTAAATGTGCTTACAGAGAATCCGAGACCCGCCGTGCTTAATCCAAGACCAAGTCGTTGAGATGTAAAATCTCTCGAAATCGGAAAACGAAACGGCGCGATACGCAGACTTTTTATGAGGATACTATATTCACGGTCCATCGTCGATGGTGTCGGCGCATTTGCCGAAGAATACGTATTGCTTGATATACTTACTCGCCCGGAAACGACATCCCCAGGTTTTAGATATTTAAGGTCGCGGCCGGCAGCACTTGTATCCGTAGATGATATATTGGGAAATGTAATCGGAAAGATATCCACCATAGTTTTACCGTTATTTTGCGGCATCGGACCAAAACAATTTACGACAGAATCATATGTCCTCGTTGTATTCAATATTAAATCGACGCGTTTGTCGCCAGGATTGATACTTGCTTCTTTATAAATCGAGAGAGTCATTGTGGTGAGTGCTATCGACGTTGGGTCTGGATTCAGTTCGGCAATCGGACGGTCATTATGATATTCCCATGTCACTTCGATTTCGCCATAATATCCCAAATCAAAGAAATTCGGTCGGGAATGTGCCGCCGACTGTGCCGCCGACTGTGTCGTCGTGATATTGAATAAAATGTTCGGGAAATTCACATCAATTCCCGTGAATAATCCTGCCGCCGATAGGATTTGAGTATAGAATGGAACCGGCAACGCGTATGAATAATAAGATGGATTGATAGGACTTGCGACGGTTGGGTCTAATATGGTGCTGACTGCGGGGCCGGGCGAACTCGGCGACACTCGTTCTTCTGTGTAAAAGAAATAATTTTTAATCGTAGAACCATTTTCGGATGGGATTTTCCATGAGAGGTCATTGCGATTCTGAAAACCGACACGAACAATACTAGATAATACATCGAATGTTGCGACTGCGGAAGAGGGTATAAAATTGATACTAAGGTCGCTTTGAGTGGTGCGAATCTGCGCACGACCTTCTCGCAATAATGTAACGATGCGATTCGATAACGATATTGTATTCGGTGTTAAAACCTCATAGACAAAACCAGACGGATTATTGGACACAGGGTCGGTTAAGTTAAATGAACCGTCGGCCCATTCTTTGGGAGGGATGACGAAGTTTGAAATAACGGTTTGTGCGCGATTCACGGTGAAAACAGCGGTGATTTGTGCGGAAGTATAACCAGGTGTAGCGGCTTGTGTAGCCGTAATCGTGGTTTGACCGCTATTTCGGATTGTCACGGTCCTCCCTGAGATATCTGCGACATTCGTAATACTGCTGGTATATGTGAATTTCGCCTCAGGAGTCAAATTATTCGAAGAGGGGTCAATGAGTTGAAATGACGCATCACCGTATGTTCGAGGTGTAATCGAAAAATTCGACAAACTTGGTGTAATCGTCGTCATCCCGATGGACTGTGATGATATTATTACTATGAATACACATAATAATAATAAAGTAAAGACGCGCTACGCTGCCGCTCGCGACGCTATGCGTTTCATTTTATCCACTTCGCTCTTCCGTAATCAGTGACGGTATTGTTCTTGGCCGAACAACCCTATCAATTGTCTGGTTTTCATATATATCTTTAATCGCATTCATGCCTGTAATATCTTGATGCAGCTTGAAATGATTGGCCGTATTCGTAAAACCTACCAAATTTTCAGCATATATTTTCACGACATAACTATTCATTCTTGAATCCGGACGTTGGCTTACATTATTACTTAATCCAATAACTATTGCTTGAAAAGATATCGCCGAGCTTCCATCATTAAATACAATACTATTGGCATATTCGAAGGTTTGTCGTTGAGCATACCCAGTTTCACTCGGCGCAATATCATAATCCACTATAAACCGTAAAATACCCTCTGTATTCTGTAAGTTAGTGCTGCTCCATGTAATAAGAAGCTTACTGTCCAAATTGGTATATTTCACATTCAATAATTTTGACGGAACCTGTCCGATAATTACCGGGCGTTGTAAATACGGCGTATTTGAAGCAATAACCTTCCTCAACCCAATGATTTTACGTCGCGCAACATCTTGCGTTACAGCCGCAACACGAAAAACATATGCCGTATTATTGAATAATCCGCTTATTGTAAAAGAACGAGACATTGATTTTGTAAATATTCCAATCGTCGGCGAGGGCAATTTTTCCCATAATACGTCATCTACTAAAATGTTTTTCAAATCTTGATTCGTATTCGTTATCGTGTTGGCGTCCGATAATACACCAACAATATTGGCCGTTCCCACTTCTGACACGGTATAAAGAGTGTATAATTTGTATTCGATATAATATTCAACAATCGGCGCTTCTGGCTCAATCGTTTCTGGGTCATCCCATTCCAGAGTAATCGTACCAGTATCAATTGAAGCACTTACGTTGCGAATTACATCCGACGGGAAAAATGGGACGCCACGAACGGCCTTAAACGACGTGGAATACCCGAAACTATTCCTGGAATAGATATGATATTCATATTCAAATCCGTTAAAAATGATTTCATAGTTGTCTTCATAAAACGGTCCAGGTATGTTATCAAATACAACCGATGGATTTGTTGAAAGAGTCGTGATTCCATTTGTTCGCGTTACATCATATCTCTCAATCCGATAATCTAAAATAGGCACACCTCCGGTAACATCTGGACTTGGCGGCCTCGTATCCCAATCAAAATAAAGTCGCACCAACCTATCGGCACTATTTGCTCTGAAAATAGGCGGTGGATTCGGCAATTTACCTGGAATACATGACACGACCGAGAGATTTGTGGTTGTAATCTGTGTATATTCACTTGTATCACCGGAAGCATCGACCACACAGTAACGAACATAATATCGGCGTCCATTCAACACATTACGACTAATATCAAGGACGTATTCAAACGCAGTTGTATTCGAACCGACACTCGTTCGGTCGTATTGAATCGTATATTCCGGGTAATACGCGGTATGTGGTGCGTTCAGCGTGAGGGGCGGATAATACCAGTTGTCTTTATCATCGGTGTATTGAATACGATACGACCAACCAGAATACGCGTTCGGTCCGGTGCTTCCACTTCCGACACCTCGATATTGACGCCATCGAAATCGAATGAATGAATCTCTCGGCTCTGTGCCGACAATACCTCCATTCTCTGGATTTGGATAGGTTGATAATGTTGGGGCGACAACCCGCGCAAGACTCACCGCATCGCTATTCGAAAACAGCGCGATCTGAAACGAAAGATCGGACGGTAAAGATACGCCGTAAATGTTGGATGAAAATACCTGAAAACGATAGGTGCCGCTTTGAAACCCTGTTGCGCCGGTGGGCGGCGTGATTTGTTTGCGTATGTAATTGGCCTTGACACCAATCGTATTGATAGCGATATTTCCAGAACCGTCTAAACTATATTCGTTGGGCTGAACACTAAATATAGAACTGTATGATACGTCAGTCATCGCGCCGCCACTACCATTCAGCCGTGTATATTTTGCCGTAAATGTAAGTGCTTTGCTGCCATTTTGCGTGAGTGGTGGCGTAAATTCAATACCGATATATTGCGGCGTGATATCACTGGTTCCATTCCCAGCAGTTGTAGCGTGATACGACCGACGCACGATTTGACATGGAGATGGCGACGACCCAGGAACAACGCTAATCGTTGCGGAATGCGGACTTTCGCCGAACCGATTTTTTGCGACGATCCAAAAATCATAACTAACACCGTTGGTTAGTCCCGGAATCGTGGCGGTTGGAAAAAAAACCGATATTTCGTTTAATACATGTGTAAATGGTGCGCCGGTAAGTTTATAACGCACAATATAGGAATCAACCAGAATTTTATCACTATTTGGCGGGATTGCCCACTCTAAACGAGCCGACTGATATAAAGGGAATCCTGTAACGGACATAATACGCTCGGGTGCGCCGAGAGTAGTGTATAGGGGAGTACAATCACTTAAATAAACAATTGAAGATGCCATATTCTACGAACCGTTGTCTTTCTTCTTCTACGACCTCTTTCTTATTCGACGACCTCTTTCTTATTCGACGACCTCTTATTATGAATTCTTATAATAGTTATGGCGATTATAAGAATCGAAACTGCCGCGTCGTTGGCCCGTCCCGTCCCGTCCCGTCCCGTCCCGTCCCATTAATTAATCCGTCTTGTGCTAATATCAGCAGCAACAATATAGACCGAATTCGCGGTAACAATAATGTATTCGGTATCCACCTTAAAAATTTTGGCGATGGGACTAGTGTATTCATCTTCACTCTTTACTAACAGTTTTTCATTGTTCGAACGAACTCCAATCAAGCATGTTTTCTCTAATGAGCTGGTCCAGTAATCCAAAATAATCGGCTTATCTTCCAAAATGGCGACCTTTGTAGCATGTTGAAAACAAGCATAGGTTGGAACACGGCTAATTTGCTGCTGCTGGCTCCCGCTGCCGCTGCTGCTGTCTTGTGAAACAACTGATGAAGCAGCACTTCCTCCATTGGATGACATATCAAAAATATCTCGTATATAGAATACTCAATTTTTAAATCTTTATATTCTTTACGAACGAATCTTTACCTAAAGGGTCGCGGCGACGACGACGTTGTCGGATGGCTCATAATATCTGATATTTTCTACCTGTAATCTTTTTTTTCGACTGTTTTTCACATGTGCGCTCCCGCCGTTGGCCGCCGTCGCTCCCGTCGCACCTACGACGCTTGGAATGTCGCCCATCTGAATCCCGGAATATTCTGTTGTCAGAACTGAACATATGAATCGATAAATCACCATGAGAATTTCTTCATTACATTTCCCTACAATCAATATACTCCCCGTTCTAAATATCATGAACGATACTTCATAATAGAGCGCGTGTTCCATTGATAGGCCGCTCTGTTCCTCCACAGGTTTTCCAGGAACATAATAGAACTTGCTTTGAATGCCGGGGTAAGAGCACGAGTCATAATTACAATTCATGCGGTATTTGTATTTCAATAACTGGAAGAGTCGGTCACGGTCGATATAAAACCCGCAATTGAAGTTGGAATTGATAAGCGCGGTTTCGCATCGGTTTGGCAGAAAATCCAGGTCATCGCCTAAATGCGGGCGCAATACTGTAACAAGCAATCGAAGAACATGTGTGAGTGTGCCGTCTTCTTGAATGCCGGGGATTTCCAGTTTGCCAGTGTTGAATACCTTTACATGCATTTCTTTATAGAGGACGTCGTCTTCAGGTGCTCTCTCTTCGGCGGAAGCGATACCGCCGTTAATCCGAAGAATAAGAACAAAGCAGTTAAAGAATGCGCGTTTCTTTTTGGCGTTATTTCCTTGAAGGTCTTTTTTACAAAGCCCAATACTTACCTTGCGTTGGTCTTTGTATGGAATTCGCCCATTCGGGTTTTCAATATGTTCGATGACGAACTCTTCATAACACCGTGGTTGTTTTTCAAGTTTTTCCTTGATGGACGCAATAAATGTAGGGTCGGTGGTTTGAAACTTGATTTGTTTCTTGATAACACCTTCTTTGCGTTCATAATAATGTTGAACAGGAACGTCCCAGAATGCGTTATAAATATTGACCGGTTTATTCAAGTAGGCGATTTTGGTCTTGGTCGAGATATAGATTGGAGAAATGGACGGATGAAATGCCGCAGCATTTGTAGATTCACTTACCGCAGTAGTAGTAGTAGTAGTAGTAGCAATCGTCGGGTCTAAAAACGAGTATGTTCGTCGTTGCGCCTTTTTTGAAATACATGATTTCTTCACCGCAATAGCAGTGAGGGTGCTGGCATTGCCAACGGCGGAGGTTATTTTTGGAATTGTCGTTGTTGTGGATGAGCCGATACAAGCGGAAGCGGAAGCCGACGGCGTAATCAGTTCATTTTCTTCTTCACTTGTTTCATCGTTGTCGTCTTCATCGTCGTAGTCATCGGCATTATCGCAATTTTGTTGGCGGGATATACGTGTCATAAATTTCATCCATTCAGTGTCAAGTTCAGCCATGGTGTAGATGTATCATGATTGTTAAATCCATAGCATTTTTATTTCAATTCTTTGCGACCGACGGTTATGAAATACTTTTACGGTTTCTTTTTCATGACCTTAATCATGCGTTTTTTTACAGTCGATTGCGGTCTCGTGTCGGCGTTGGTTCCAACTTCGGCCACAGTTTCGGCCTCGGCCTCGGCATCGGCTTTTTTAACCGAATGAAAATAACCCTTGAATTTCAATATAAAATAATGGATGATATATTCGGTTCGTATGTGATGAAGATGAATGATATGTTCAATACTATAAAGAATATCTGTGCCGACAAATTCATGCGTTCGTTCGCGGACGATATAATACAAAAATTGTTTGATAATTGTTCGCGGATCCATAAAGTATTTGGAACTAATCTCTCGAAAATACGTTAGAATAACGTCATCGTTATCACATGACGCCGATGCCGCCGATGCCGCCGATGCCGACGCCGACGCCGACGCCGACGAATCCTGAAATAACTTCACAAGATGGTCCCATACGTTATGAGTAATGACATGAAGGTTTTGAAGATTGTCTTGATTCGTCTGAATATAATTAATCATACTTCGAATATCGGAATGAAACTGTTGTTGTATTGCGACGAGATTTTCATCCGAGAGATTGAGTTGTTCGTTATCGCGTATTTTACACAAAAACGTAAATATATCCGCCTGAGGCAGTTGATTGAATCGCATGCGCACAAATTCCGTTTGTAATGACTCATCAATCCGAGAGACATAATTACATATCAAGCAAAATCGAACATTATTGTCGGTATAACTTGTGAGTAAATAACGAAGCGCGATTTGTGCGTTGGTTGTCATATAATCTACTTCATCCAATATCACGAACTTAATTCCGTTGCCAAACATCGACTTTGTGCTCACGAAACTGTTGATTTGATTACGAATAATATCGATACCGCGTTCATCGGATGCGTTTAAATGTATCATCAAGCCGCGATTCTGCATGTTGAGTTTCGATTGATACGCGGTTACAAGATTTATAATGGTCGTGGTTTTTCCGGTGCCGGGGGGTCCATAGAATAATAGATTCGGAAAGTAGTTTGTTTTTAGGATGTTAGAGAGAATGGTTCGATTCATCGGTTCCAGAACAATCTCATCGAAACAGGATGGTCGATACTTTTCAACCCAAGGCATCGTATCATTCGCCGACATCATATAAACAAGTATATCGGAATATATTTATGTATTTAATGTGTTTGTGTATTTATGTCTGTGTCGAACATCGAAGAACGAACATCGAAAAGGAATCAAAACACAAAGAATTGAAACCTGATATGCGTAATTATGAATATATACAAGTCTTCGACTATAGTATAACAAAGTATCCGACACCACCCCCCCGCGCCACCGAATTTCGATGTCATCATCACCAAACCATGGATATTTAGAACTGATTCTTGGTTCTATGTTTTCAGGAAAGACCTCTTATTTACTCGAGGTGTATAAGAAGTGTATGTTTTGTAATATACCGGTTGCTGTCATCAATTATGCTGCCGACAATCGTTACACGACCGAGTCGATGTTATCAACGCATGACAAGCAAATGATACCGTGTATATTAGCGTCGTCCATCCGAGAGGCGGTCGAAAACAATACTGACGCGATACACCGTGCTGAAACCATTCTCATCAACGAAGGTCAATTCTTTCCAGACATCGAAGACCAGGTAAAGCAGCTCGTTGAACACGCGAATAAACGTGTATATATTTGCGGCTTAGACGGCGATTTCGAGAGAAAACCGCTTGGTTCCTTATTACAGCTCATTCCGTTCAGCGACAACGTCTTGAAATTAAAATCGCTTTGTAGTTTGTGTCGAGATGGAACGCCTGGTGTGTTTAGTTTCAGGACTACGAATGAGAAAAATCAGGTGGTCATCGGGTCGTCGAATTACATACCTTTGTGTCGCGGGTGTTATGAGAAGGAGGCGCGGCGGAAAAAGGCGGAGGGGGGTCTCTAAATATAGACTATACGGATGTCTTTAAGTTCTTTTTGTGTGATAAGCCCGCGGCAAAAGGGTATAAACATATTTTGTTATGAATCATATATTCTGGTCGAGCACTTTCGGTATGCCTACTTTTTCATATCCCACATCCGCATCCGCATCCGCATCCGCACCCACATCCGCATCCGCAGTTACAGTCGTTAAACCTGTAAGAGGTGCGGCAAAAAAAAAGAATGCGAAGGTCCCGAGTGAAGAAGTCAAGGCAATCAAAGAAACAATAATAGAAAGTGAAGATTATGTTGAGACGTCGGCAAAAGAATCCAGCATACTACCAAATGTCGTTGAACAAGAACCAGAACCAGAAGAACAAGAAGAACCAGAGCCAGAGCCAGAGCCAGAAGAACATGAACCAGATGAATCCGAACCTCAACAAGAAGAATATGTCCGACGAGAACCTACATTTCCAGATGTAGTAATATTGAAACAAACGGATAAAAATTATATTGTAAAGCATAATCATTACGCAATTCCAGTTAAAACCAGCGCAAATATTCATGAGATTAGCATGGTTGGCAGTGGCGCCGATGCCGACGAGGCCAATAGTGCCGACGGAGGAGTTGTCGGACGAACCGTGTTGGTTTCTACTACCGACCTTGTATCGCCCAACCAGATATACAAAGGCCAAATCAATAAAAAACGCGGTAGAAAACCCAAAGCCGGTATTATTTTAAATTCAAACACCGGTATGTATGACGCGTCAGAAGTCCCGAATATTATATTACATCTGAAATGTCATTTATCCGATTTAAAGTTGAATGATTCGATTTCGAATTTCGATTATACTCCGTCGATAAGTGAAGTCGAGTCCTATAATTTATCATCGAATTTATTGAAGTCGTGTGAAATCACACATTCATATAATTCAGATACGAATGACAACGATGATGATAACCTCGTGCCGAATGAAATGAATACGCTTACAAAACCAACGACCGCAACTTCAGGTTCAGGTATAGGTGCCGCTGCTACGCATATGTCAATCACCGCCTCGACCTCCTCGGCCGCCTCGACCGCAACGACCGGCATGACCACCACGCTGTCGGCGTCATCATCAACCGCGACCAAAAAACACGCAACAGAAGCCGCCATTCACGTCATCAACGAACGACAACAAAAGGAAATCATGAAAAAAATAAATCGTTTGAAGTATTCATTTCATAATGGAGAAACGATACAAATGAAACTGAATCATAAAAGTGCCTGTTTTTGGGATACATGCGAGTTCGATGGACCGATTTACTACATTCCAATTATGGTCGTGAATGGAGTGTTTCATGTGAGCGGCTGTTTTTGTTCGCCGGAGTGTGCGCTTGCGTCGTTATTAAAAGAACAAATGGATACATCAACGAAGTTTGAACGTATTCACCTTCTCCATTTATTGTATGGAAATTCTAAGAGCACCGGATTTAAACCAGCGCCGAACCCGAACTATCTTCTCGATAAATATTACGGAAATTTAACAATCGATGAGTTTCGTTCATTATTCAAAAGTCCGCAAATGATTCATGTTGTGAATAAGCCACTTACGCATATTCTTCCGGAATTATACGAAGATAATAACGATTTTCTTGTAAATAGTAAAGTCATACCGACGAATACGCTCAAGTTGAAGAAACGATACAAGACGACATTCGTTCAACATAGTAGCACCGCGGATTAAATCTGAAAACGGCCAACGGCCAACGGCCGAAGGTGGAGGAGCTTGTAATATATTATTTTACTAACATAATATATTATATCTATTATTCAACATATAATTATCTATACACGATGAATTCAAAAGAAGAGAAAGAAAATATCGTGCTTTACATCAAAAAAAACAAACATGCGACATATCCTACGAAATACGGATTAGAGTTTCAGTGTGTTGAATTGATACGACGATTTTTTACGATTCATAAAGGTCTCACATTTCCGGATGTAGTAGATGCGACGGATTTTTTCAAACGGATTACGCATTTCGATACGACGGCCGCAAACACGCAGACGCACACGCAGACGCACACGCAGACGCACACGCACACGCACAGTGTGCCATTAGAAACATGCGCATATCCATATACACTCACCCCGTTACACTATTTACGACCTGGAAGTATTTTATTTTGGAAATACAAGAAAACAGAATATCCGTATGGTCATGTCGCCATCATTTGGAAAAATGACACAACGCTCAACGAAACCTATATCGTCCAGCAAAACCTGAATCCGCCAATCAAACGAATCAATACTGCGGTGCTGTTTTCGAAGATGAACCGCCCTGACAGTAAATACGCTGGTGTGAAATTACTTCCGCGCGAATACTTGACCGGAATTCAGAATCTCGATTGCGTTGTTTATCGATTATAGTTTCGCTTCCGCCGCTGCCGCCTTCTTTCTCTCGAGCACCTGATTATAAATCTTCGTTATTTCCTGACGGCGATAATAATCTTCAGCTGATTTATCCATGAAGTTTCGTATCTCTGCGAACCGCAGTTGGTTCGTGCTTGTCGCCGACGTCGCTGCTGGTGCCGCACTCGATGAATCCGGACCCCTCATATATTCGCGAATCACCCGCTTTAAATCATAGTTGGTATGTTCTAAAGCTGCTTTCACTTGTTCTTCTGTCATATCAGTCTGGGACATAATCACGCGTGTCATCGTGTCGATTACTGCGGGGGATGGAACGGGCGCATTACCCGACGCTGAGTTTTGTTGTTCAGACATAATACACTACTACGTATGTGAAACTTTATATACTTTACATTAGGATACTTTTTTAGGATTTGAACAGAAAATTGAAATAAACACATTAGAATATAAAGAATACAGCACAGTCAAACATAATGACCGAACCTGTTTCTTCGTCTTCTTCGTCGTCATCCGTAAATAGCATCGGCAGCGGCATGACAATCGATATTCGCCCGATGATCGAGGATGTATCGCAGGTGATGACGAAGCATATCACAAATATCTTATCAGGAGTCATCGGGGAATATACCGTTTATAAAGAAACACACGACACGATTATGGGGTTGCCATGTGTGCGTAGATTACAAGAACGAATTAACGAGTTGGAAATGTCGCGTGACAACAGCGGTGGCGAGTCAGTTGTTTCTTCTGAATGTAGCGGCGGGGGCGTCGGTGGTGGTGGTGGTAGTGGTGGAAGGGGCGGCGGTGCGGCGTCACGCGAGGATGAAATTCATCAGCTTCAATCAGCAATCGCGGAGTTGAACCGTTATATCGTCGCGCTGGAATCAAAGGTTGATATGAAGACGGTTTATTCGTCGGCGGCGCCTGCCTCTGCGGCACATCACGAAGAAGAGTCCATTCGACTGGAGATTCATGAAAATACGAGCGAAAATACAGAAAGCGAGTTTGTTATTCCACGATCAAAGAGCAAGAATGTAATCATATCTTCTTCCACAATTCCCGAAGAACCTGAAGAGGAAGAAGAAGATGATAAAGCAACAGAAACAACCGAAGACTTGGCTTCACTTGTTGAGACTGTCCAACTTGAGATTGACGCGGAAGGCGAAGAGGAAGCGGAGGAGGAGGAGGAAGCGAATGCCGACGTAGAGGAAGTCGAAGCGGAAGCGGATGACGCGGAAGCGGACGAGGAAGCCGACGACACGGAAGCGAATGCTGTAGTAGAAGAGGAAGCCGAGGAAGCCGAGGAAGCCGAGGAAGCCGAGGAAGCCGAGGAAGCCGAAGACACGGAAGCGAATGCTGTAGTAGAAGAGGACGCCGAAGAAGAGGACACGGAAGCGAATGCTGTAGTAGAAGAGGAAGCCGAAGAAGAGGACACGGAAGCGAATGCTGGAGTAGAAGAGGAAGTGGCGGACGAGGAAGCCGAAGAAGCGGAAGCCGAAGAAGCCGAAATCGAGGTTTCAGAAGTCAAAATCAAAGGAAAGACCTATTTCACGACCGACCCTCAAAATGGAATCATCTATGCCTGTGTGGATGACGATGTTGGCGATGAAGTCGGAGTTTTCAAGAACGGTGTTGCGGTTTTCAACAAGGGAAAGAAGTAATCAATATAATCTGATGGTATAATATAGATTCCATTCGATTCATTTCATTTCATTTCATTTCATTCCATTCCATTCCATTCCATTCCATTCCATTCCATTATGCTTGAAAAAATATGTTCGCCCGCTTTATTGTATTTAGCCTTTTCGATGATTCAAATCGTCATCGATTTATTTCAAGGTGATTATCAGACATCACTATTAAAATTCATTATCATGTTTATTTTTACTGCGATACTCAATATTCTCTGCTTGAATGGCTACACCAAGTTCGTTTGGTTTATTGTGATTATTCCTATTATTTTACTCACATATATCAGCAGCGTTCTTTTTTATGTGTTTGGAGTCAATCCAGACAAATCACAGATTCATATAAAGCAGAATGCGCAACCGAAGCAACCCGCACAGGCACCAGCACAGGCACCAGCACAGGCACAGGCACCGGCACAACCCCCGAAATAACAACATAAAAAGATTTTGATGTGGTATATACATAGAGACATCATATGCCTTGTATTCTTGAGCCCTCTAACACCAAATACATTTGTTCTACGATAAACAAAAATCAAATGTATGCGTCGTTCATACCGATGACACCATCGACGTCATCCCCAAAACAGCAAGTTATTTACATCCAACAAAAGACAGCCAGCGATACAGAGATTTTATTTGCGTATTTTTCGTTATACATCCTTTTTCCTCTATTATATAATATGCTTCTAACTGGAGATAAATCTATCATTATGGTATTATGGCGATACATCGCGTCGGGTGTGTTTGATACAGTATCCTATATCAAAGAAGCCGCAACCGACCTATTTTATGCTTCACTACGCATGTTTGGTCAATACACATTTAGCACATATACCGTTGTAAAGGATGGCCGCGAGATATTTACTTCTTCATCCATGTATTATTACTACAAAAGTGATCTGAAATCCGTATATCGTATTGACCGAGCAAAATATGATGTATGTAAGTGGATTGACCGACAATGTGCTTTATTTTTAAAAATACATGGCGAGGAACCCGTAATAAATGACACTGAAAATTACATTTACGATTTCATCCTTCATAAGGTGGATAACCAACCGTATGTGCGAATCCATCGCGGTAATTTTACGGGGCGAACACATACACTCATTACCGAACACTATCGTCCATATGCGAAATCATATCAATACGCGCCAGAGGCGGAACTTACGATATGGTATCCGAGTTGCTCGGTCGAACCACCGATGGAATCAAATGGAGAACCGGAGCAGGCCAACGCTGCTGCCAACGACGACGCCAACAAAGAACACACGGTCTATGAGTGTTATCCTCCAAAGGTCTATAAAATCAATCTGAAGACGCCTCATCATTTTTTACTTGAAAAGAATGAGATTCTGGATGTTACATTTTTGAAATGGAAACTGTATAATGAATTTGGAGCTGCTGATATTGCCAAACGGTTAAACTCGGTATTCTATAATTATAAGGTCGTCATGTTTTATAATGACTGCATGAAAGAAGACGTCGAAAAGACAAAGGCTGAAGTTGCGATCACAGCGGCTGAGGCAGAGGGAGCAGGAGCGGGAGCGGCAGAGGGAGCGGGAGCAGCACCGGCCGTAGTGAAGGCAGAAGCCGGCGATAAACCACTCGTCGCATATACGTTAAACGACAAACAATCCGTTATTGTAGGTCATACATATGTTGTTAAGGTTGATTCACTTCTTCGGTGCCCTATATTCGAATCAAATGAAAAGAACGTATTTGATATTGATGGTGTATTGACATCCTATTATACCTGTTCTGATACGGAGAATGATTCAGATGACGAATGCGATGACGAAGGCCACGGTAGTGTCGAAGGCGAAGGCGAATGCGAGGGCGAGGGCGAAGGCGAAGGCGAAGGCGAGGGCGAAGGCGAAGGCGAGGGCGAGGGTGAAGGCGAGGGCGAGGGCAAACAACAAGTCACCCCAGAATATGATGAAACCGAGTTCGAAGTAATTCAAGAATCATCCGCATAAAGAGTATAAAAAAAAATTGATAGTATAATATACGGTGTGTATTATCCCATCCACATCATTTTACGGAAATTCTCCACGGTATGACTACTGAAACAATCAACGACACACCATGCGCACATGCGTCTGCGGCGGATACAAGCATGTTTCATAAATTGTCAGACCGTTGGACTTTATGGGCTCATCTTCCTCATGATACCAATTGGGCCGCTTCAAGTTATAAAAAGATATATGAATTTGATACGGCAGAAGAGGCTATCGCCATATTTGAAGTTCTGCCCCCCAAGCTCGTCATGAACTGTATGTTGTTCCTGATGCGAACCGGTATTGTTCCGATGTGGGAAGACCCACAAAATCGAAATGGAGGTTGCTTTTCCTATAAAGTAGCGAACAAAGAAGTCAATAGTGCATGGAAACAACTTTCATATGTTACGGTGGGTGAAACCATTTCAACCAATTTGAATGTAGTTGGCATCGTAAATGGAATCACGATTTCACCAAAGAAGAATTTCTGTATTATAAAAATCTGGATGGCGAATTGTAACTTCCAAAACGCGGGGATTATTCGCGAACTGGAAGGAATTACAGCACACGGGTGTTTGTTTAAGAAGCATACACCGGAATACTAGTTGCTCACTCACTCCATCGCGTTGCTCACTCACTCCATCGCTTCGCCCGCTGCGCGGCTTCGCGATTTCGTTCGCTCGCGCTTTGCCGCTCATGTCTGATGGGTGTGGTGTGGTGTGGTGTGGGGTGGTGTGGTTACAAATAATAATGCTACTTTCCAGCCTTATTATTTTTCTTATTATTTTCATAGTATTTTTATTCGATACGTATCTACGACGTCGGCATCATGACCAATCCACCTCAATATATGTTTGTCGCGTTACTGTAAATCCGTCGGTTTGTTCGCGTTCTTCGATACTTATTTTACTATCCGGAAAGTATTTTCGTAGATGTTCAACGATATCCTCATGAACCCGGGGTTTTACATGGATTTGAACCGCGACTCGATACGTCCCAATTTGTTGTTGGTCATCTAATCGATACGCATATTTTGTATGTTTCTCACATGAGATATTCCCCTTTTCGATTTCATCGCATATCGTGTCTCGAATTTGAGTCGCCAATTTCATAATCACATTATTGTATCTATAATCCCGGAGTGCTTCTTTGGTTAGTAACAAGCGATGTGCGCAGACCGAAGAAGACATGATTTAGCGAAGTCAGACAGACAATTTTATATAATATAGAACATGTGTTTTTTATATTATATTCTGTGATTCCATGACTTCGAGGAAGGGGCGGTTCCGGCAGCATTATGTTATGAGCTCGGCAACGGCGACAAGCACAACTTAATCGTCCCCAGCGACGCAACATAATACTTCACAACCAGCGGCATATCATTATCCAGATACATCTCGATTTGATTACACAAGTTCGTGCATTTGATGAAATATCCGAGATTTTTAAGTGAGAACTCGCCCTGAATAATCTTCCCTGCGTCCTTTTTATGAAGAAACTCCATACTTCCATCTGACTCCACGCGCCTCACCTCCGCCGTCGCAAATTGACCCGAGCAGCGAAAGATCAGTTCATTCCCCACCGATTTAATCTCCAGCTTCTCCGAAATACACGAGAGGTCGCGAATAATCTTCTGGAAATCGCTGGATGGGAGGTTAATCACACTCGAAAATGCGACCTGTGGCTCAACCAAGTCTTCTGGGTCAGGCTCGATAAGTCGAAGTTTTTGCGTCTTACACTGCTTGATATCCCCGTTCTCGAATTTAAGGCCGAGGTAGGATACAACACCATCATTATAGTCCTTCTTTTCAATATATATGGTAAGGGTATCATCATTATCAATCGAGTTGATTAACTTGAACAAATGAAACATATTCACACCGATGATGATTTTGTCAAGCGCACACTCATAGAGCTCGAAATTCACCGCTTCCAGAAACATATGTGCCAACATCGTATGTGATTTATCCATATTAATGATGCGAATCCCGTCCTTCTGAAACGTGATATTGGTCTCGATGAGAATTTCTTTTAGCGCACACATTAGCGTTCTCACGGGGGCGATTTGGACGGTTTTAATCACGAGAACATTATCCGAGTTATTGTAGGCTTCGGTGCCGGTGCCGGTGCCGCCAGTCCCGGTATATGGCGCTGCCGCGCCGCCGCCCCCGCCACCACCACCGCCGGCATGTGCGTTTGAATGACTCATTTTCGTTTCTTTATACAATACATTTTATAAATCTTTATATCTATTTGTGCGTATTATATAATACGGCGACGGCGATGACGGCGATGAAGACATACAAAATCAAAAGAAACAAAATCACGAATACTCGCAAACGCAAAAGACAAATACATTACCACGATAACCCGTCCGACGACGACGACGGATGGCTTCGCGTAACTATCCGCGGTGCGCCATATGAACGGGGTGTGAGCCATGGAAAACAGATTGTCGCAGCCGATCCTGAGAGATTTACGCGTATGTTGGCCGTATTCGACAAGATTTATCGCCAGAGTTACGGTCGGGATATCGAATTTTTCTACGGATTATGCGAGGATTTTTACAAGCCAATCATTAAGCGACGATTCCCGAAAATTTACCGAGAGATGGAGGGGATTGCGGCGGGAGCGGGTGGTAGCCTCGATGTGTGTCAGGTCATCCTCATCAACGTCTATATGTCTATCCCTTATTTTTACGCACATATGCTTCGTTATATCGATACGCCGAAATATCGGAAGAAATACGCGGATGTCATACGCGATGAACACGCGATTCGTGCCGACCCCACTGCCCTCTCCGCCCGTTCAGCACGCCTCGACGAATTCAAAGACCGGTGTTCGCTGATTATGGCGGTCGGGGAGGGCTGGACCAAAGACGGCGGAATTGTATGCGGTCATACTTCATATAGCAACTTTCTTGATGCCCAATTCTGTAACGTCCTACTTCGAATCGAGCCGGAGGCGGGGGATGGGTGCGTCATGGTGATGCAGACGGTTCCTGGGGGTGTGTGGAGTATGACGGATTTCTTCGTGACGAGCGCGGGCATCGTAGGCAGCGAAACAACGATACGTGGATTCAACGCTTTCCGACTGCGCGACCCGATTTGTTGTCGAATCCGCGAATGTATGCAATACGGCAAGACCTTAGAAGAATATGTCGAGAGATTACAAAAACGGAACTCGGGGGATTATGCGTGTTCGTGGATGTTCGGCGACATCCGAGGGCGTGGTGGAGGCAGCCACGGTGGGCCACGAATTATGCGGGTTGAACTTGGACTGAATTATGTGAATATTGAAACCACGCGTGATGGTGTATTTCTCGGGTTTAATTCGACATACGACGAGAGAATTCGGGCGATTGAATGCTTGGGTGTGTCGGGCGGTGGTGTAGGCGGCGTCAAAGGCGAGCTGAGCGATGCCGACGGATTTCATGACGTATCTTCGAGTATTGGAAATCGCCGAGTTCAACTGGAAAAACTCGCGGAGAAATACCGCGCGGGTGGAAAACTAGACACGGCGGCGGTGAAACGGATTCTGTCCGACCATTTTGACAATTATTTAGGAAAAATGGTGGCGAATTCGAGGACGATTTGTAAGCACGGTTACGGAAGCGGAGCTGGAGACGACAGCGGAGGAAGCGCCTCCGCTCCATTCAAGCCAGTTGGTGCCTATGACGCAAAAGTCGCGGATAGTGCGTCCATTCGGCGGATGTCGTTTTTGGCACATTGGGGGCCTCCATGTGGGACGCCTTTTTCGGTGAAGGAGCATATGAAAAAACACCCGGAGTGGAAGGACTTGGCGGAGTATCTGGTGGATTTTCCGAGGAGGGGATGGGTGGAGGCGTGAGTTAAAAATATATGTTATTTATATAACAAGTAAATTAGTAATGCCGACGTATACAGACATGTATGGGGTGAGAAGAAATCAGCAGGGTCAAGAACTCGATGAATGGGGTAACGATGTTGCTAAACAGAAGATATTAGAGGAAGAAGAGCAGCGGCGGCGGTCCTGGCGGCAGGAGAATGAGGATGAGGATGAGGATGAGGAGGATGAGGAGGAGGAGGAGGAGGAGGAGGGGGGCGGAGGTTCCCGTCGCCGTCGCCCTTCGCGCAAATCCACGATCTCCATGAAATCCAAGAAATCCAAGAAGTCTTCGCGCAAATACAAGAAATCCAAGAAGTCTTCGCGTAAATACAAGAAATCCGCCAAACGCGTATTTAGGAAGAAATCGCGTTCCACGAGGCGGCGTTGAAAAATGGAGGACAGATTCTCAATAATAAAATATTGATAATATGTATAAGAAAGAGGATAAGATGAGTGAAGAAAGAGACGCAGCAGCAGCAGCACAAAACCTAGCAGTAGAATCACCACAACAACAACCAGCAGCAGCAGCACAAAACCTAGCAGTAGAATCACCACAACAACAACCAGCAGCAGCAGCACAAATATCCGATAAAGAAGTTAATACAATTGTTGATAAAGTGGTGCCAGCGGTTCAAAAGAAGTTACAGGAAACATCAGCCGCAGTCAAATCCAATACCGAAGGCGATGGCAAAGGCGCAGACGCAGACAATGCAGCAAAAATTGCTGAACTAGAAGAAATAATTACCAATACGTCTATAACGGAAGAAGAAAGAAATAATGCCCAAGCAGAATTAGATAAACTTAAACCCACAGACGCAGTCCAAGGCGGTCGTCGTCGTTCCAAACGCAAACAGCACAAGAAGAGCGGTAAGAAGAGCCGTCGCCAATCCAAGAAGGGCGGCAAAAAGCACGCCAAATCCGCCAAGAAGGGCAAGAAGCGTTCTCATCGCAAGCACTAATTCCATGATTCTATGATGATTCCATTATTTTTAGCAAAAAGTTCAAAAATAATGATGATAATTCAACGACGGCTATTGTAAAATATATAAACCGTAATGAATAACATATTCATACGACGTAATATGTCATCCCTCTCCGACACCATCGCCATTCTCTCGGAGATATGGAATACAAACGCGGACAATCCCGTCATTCTCGAGAGAATCCATGCCTACGTAAAGACCCAGCTCCCGCAATCCATCAAAAACTACCAGACCGCTCATGCTGAACGCGAAACACGCAAGAAATCTCTCGAACTCTTCGCCGATGAATTCACCGAGAGTTTCCTAAATCGAAACAAATATTTCTATTCACCGTCGTCGGAGTTATACTTCACGTATCATAATCAAGTCCGGTATGCGTTAATCAACGAAGACGAAATTCATCACCGGATTTTGGCAGATATTACCGCCTCCGATTTTCTCTCCGCTGCCGCCGCGTCTACAAGCACCAGCACGAGCATCAAATACCGTATAAAAAACCGAATTATCAAGAGTATTCAATCCTCCCGTGATATTCTCTCATCTATTCCTGAATCCCGCACCATCCAGCATGTCATCGGACTGCTTTACCCCGCGCTCTTCCACACCCGCGACCATGCGAAGTATTTTCTGACGATTCTCGGCGATGTCCTCCTCCGAAAAGCCGCACCTCTCATCTATTTTGTCCCCACCCTCGCAAAAGAATTCATCAAAGACCTCGGCAACGAGTGTTACGCCTTATTCGGTTCTACCGCCGGTTTATTCAGCACCGCATTCAAGTTCAAATATTACGAGCATCAGTATAAGGATTGTCGGTTGGTGGATATTCGATGGGGTGGAGGAGGTGGAGGCGGCGGCACACAATCATCGTCATCGTCGTCGTTGTCGTCATCGTCGGCCGCATTTATGCTTCGTCTCTCGAACATGCCTGAACTCGGGACATCCATCATCGACCTTTTCTGTGTTGGCGCGCATTACTCGCACCGGTTTGGGAGTGCCGATGATTTCTTGCGCCTCCACTGTAAAACGCCGGAGGTGGGAAGCCATGCGTTGTTTTTACGCGACCGTAGCGAGACGCAAATCATCGATGAATTCATGAATTACGCTACCGAACCTGCTTCATCCGAACACGAAATATCGATGACAAATATGCTATATTTATGGAAGATGTATCTCTCGGAGTTTCGTTTGCCAAGCGTGTTTTTTGCGGCGACGTTACGTGCGAAACTGTCGGCGTCGGCGGCGGCGGCATCGTCGGCAACCCCGGACAGTATCCCGAATCGCACAAGCAAGTATCTTCCCGTCGTAAGCCAGTTTCGCCAATTTTGGAGCGAGTTTTGTTTCACCGATGACCGCGAAATCGAGCTTGAAATCGACGAGCTATCAACCCTTTTCAACGAATACACAGCATCGGCCGCAGGTATGCCCGTCGTGAGCGACGCAACACTACTCGGAATGCTCCACCACTTCTACCCTGACGTTATTATTGAAGATGATAAATATATACTGAATGTCGGTTGTAAATTATGGAATAAACCCGCCGAAATAAATGATTACCTGGAACAATTTAAACAGCTGTGCGTGACGAATCATCATTCATTTCCGCAGCCATTATATAACGCTTACGAGTATTATTGTGGGCGTTGTTATTCAACCGCGAAGCGGCGTATTATCAGCAAACGATATTTTGAGAAGTATTTCATGGAAGAATACCTAGATTACATCGATGAAAATGGTATGATTACGATAAAGTGGTGGGCAGCCGACGCCGACGCCGATGCCGATGATGACTATGGCGTGGATATCGATGCCGCTGATGCCGCTGATGACGAGACAGCAATCATGTCATAAAAGTTATACAAAATATCCCGCGTCGATTCTAATGCTTCCGGGTGAAACATTACACCATACGCGCGGTTTTTTGTGAATTCGAAAGCACACGCATGGCGGCGTCCATCACGAAACTTCGTAATCCACGCAATCTCTCGAACATGCGATGACGACGACGGCGACGACGGAACAACCGGAAGTTCATGAAAATAAAAGCATGCGTCTATGCCGCGCGGTGTTTGGCCACGCTCTTCTTGGCCTTTGAAAATACGATGTGTCGAGAGATTGACGTTGTGCGACCCAGTCCATAATGTATGATAGGATGTAAGTGAGCCTCCGTAATACAACATCAATACCTGACACCCATGACATATACCGAGCACAGGTGTTTTCGGAAAATGATACAAATAATAGAGCTCAAGTGTGAGTTCAGGTTGGGGAGTGTGTGACTTCACACGAAAACGCGCACCTGGTATGATTAAACCGCGAATGTCGGTTCGCGCAACTACTGCGGGGTCGCATCGACGCGTGACGATATATGGAATCTCTCGTTGTTTGAGAGATTGAAATAGTTCGCGTAGTTTATTGGCATGGTTCGGTATTTCACGTGTAACAATAAGAAGCATTACAACGAAACAACGAAACGACGACGACTGATATAATCATATATAATAATTACGATTATATCTACAAAGCAGAACCATAATGCGCCGCAACTGTCCGATTGACGCCTCGCATACCGCCGGCACCACCTTCCAGTTTCACAATCCGCCCGCTCTCAATAAAGATTTTCACAGGAAATGTCGCCGCGAATTCGGAGTCATGCGTGACGACAATCATCGTCGTCTTTTTCGCCATTTCATTCATCATCTGAGCAACATATTTCTTATGAAACGAATCCACCGCAGCCGTCGGCTCGTCCATAATCGTAATCGGTTTGTTGCTCAGGTAGCTCCGCAATAAGTAAATAATTTGCCGCTGACCGCCGCTAAGTTTCTCGCCTCTCGACCCCGCCAACGTATCAAGTCCCTGCGGCAGTTTCTTAAATACGTTCATGATTTTCAAGCGGTCTAGAATATCGATGACCTCTTCCTTCGGTGTCGTTGTCCCGTAACATATATTTTCCAATACGGTTCGGTTGAAGAGCACGACCTTTTGCGAAACAATCGATAATTTGCTTCGCAGGTATTCGCGGTTGATATTCTGAATATCCTCTCCATCGAATAAGATTTGACCCTCGGTCGGCTTGAAAAATCCAGACAAGAGTTTGATAATCGTGGATTTACCACTTCCGTTGGTTCCGATAATCGCGACGCGGTCGAGAGGTTTGATTTTAAAAGAGACATTATCGAGTGTTTTCTTACGGTCTTCGGCAGTTTTGACCTGTTCTATGTTGGCATTGGTAGTCGTGTATTCAAACGACACGTTCTTGAATTCGATATCTCCGGTGATAGGGATGTCTGTAAGTGCGTTCGCCCCCGACCCTCCCGACGATGCTGACCTCGCGTCATCGACCAATAACTGACGTATATTCGTTTCATTTTCTGCGAGCTTACCATACTCCGCAATCACCATAATACTCCTTTGTGAGGCGGTTTTGATGTATCGGACGAAAAACAGCATAATAATGATGACTTTAATCGTAGATGTGCTGTCGATGGTTTTGGATTTATACAAACGAAGAATCACATACACATACGCCACAAGAATAAGCGTGACGAGGATTGAAATCACGTAGGCACCCTTGGATGTGCTCCACAGCTGCGTTTCATGTGCGTCGTCATAGATACCGTGCTGTTGTGTCAAGTATTCCTTCTCTTCTCTCACCTTCTTATTACAGATAATACTGATCGAATTACTCAGCACGTCATCGATGTTTGACATCAAATTCTTCTCTTCATTCTCTCGGTTTTCAGATGTGAGCTTACTATCCATGAGAATATAATAATACAAAATGAAGAACACAACGAATACGAGCAACGTCATGCCGCCAATAACCGGATTCAAATAAATGACATACCCGAGAATCACCACGCTCGTAAGAACGAATGTGACGACCCAATAAATAAATCGCCCTGTAAATGATGTGACTGTATTCGGTATCTTTAATGTTTTGATAATATGGTTGGATATGTCCTCCTTTTCATAATTCACCTCAATATTTTTGAAGATGACGTCGATGAGTTTGAATCGGATGAATTTCTCCATCATTGGGTAATAGATTTTGTCGAAGTAGTTGCTAATCATATACACGGTATCCACGAACATGCTTAAACCCGCGATTTTCAGAAGAATCGTGATGGATTTACTGTATTCCAGGCCGTTGATTGCGCCTGTAAAATTGGAAAAGAGGTCTGACAATACAATCATTTCGATTGGATTACATATGAGTGTCGTAATAATGGTAATAAATACCCATATTTGGTTTTTTTTCAAGAAGTCGAATATATATCCTGTAATCAATTGGTTGTCCATCGTTGGCACTCACGATCCAACAACAGGCTATTTTATAATACTATTATAATGTTATATAATAGTAATACCTGTCATTCCGTCCATCGGTCCTTCGGTCCTTCGGTCCTTCGGTCATTCGGTCCTTAACGTCTCTTAGGAGTATTCACGAGACGAGAACGACGACCTGTCTTGGAAATCTTGATGGCGCCGAACTTGCCCTTACGAGCGGTGTAGCCATACTTGCGCAGACGGTTCTCCTTCTTTGCAGTAGCGTGCTTCTTGGCGCTCACAATACGGCCGTGCTTGTTGAACACGAGATCACTCTTGGTAAGACCACCAGGGGTCTTGTAGGCGGTATCATGCCAAACTTGCGCACGAGAACCCTCTAACATTTCATACTTCTTACCATGAACGTGGTAAAATCCATCATCGTGGCGGTCCAGACGTTTCACCATTTTACTAAATCTCTCGTTATAACTTACCCTTAGAAAAAATCTGAATCTGAATCTGATTCTGATTCTGAATCTGAATCTGAATCTGAATCTGAATCTAAAATGAATTTGTTATAGGCGCTCCATATCCGCCAGGAGCGCCTGTCCAGCGTCCAAAACGGTTAATATTATTTACAGCATACACCTTTTTCACATTCTTGGTTTCCGTCGCAACGCGAATATTCTGTGCATAACGCATTTTTTTCGTGATATTCGTATTATTGGTAGAAGTCGCCATTCCCGCCGTCGGATTCGTGATCGTGGGGCATTTAAAATATGGAACCCGAATATCGTTATTTTGATTGTTAATCACGATTGGATTTCCAGATGCGTCATATTGAACTAGTGCATCATTGATACGGTAGATATCGCTACATGTGAGACCCATGCCGAATGTAGTGCGGTATCGTGGTGCGGTCATATCTAGCTATCGCGCGTGAGTGTAATGTTACATACCCAATCCAAAATAAAATTGAACATGAGTTAAACATATTGTCTGAATACACTATACCCATCTCTTACACAAGAATCGAGTTCATGCCTCCTAAATCTGCTGCTGCTGCTGGTGGTGCCGCCGCCGCCGACCTCGCCAAGTATCAGAAAATGACAGACCGTGAGCATATTCTCAAGAAGCCAGACACGTATATCGGAACAATCGAGCCAACTGAAATGATGGAATATGTTATGGACGCGGTGCCGCCGCCCTCGCCGCCTTCTTCTTCGCAGCCCTTGGCATGTGATGCGGTTGAGGGGGGAGGTGCTGGTGCCGCCCCGATGCTCACCCGACGCAACATCACGTATATCCCCGGTCTTTACAAGCTTTTCGACGAAGGAATGGTGAATATGCGCGACCATGTCGTCCGTCAGGCACAAGCGATCGCCGATGGAAAACCCGACGCACTCCCTGTGAGCACCTTGGAAGTAGAGATTGACCCCGCCGACGGAACCATTCACATGACAAATGACGGCAACGGTATCGACGTGGCTCAGCACCCTGAACACAAACTCTGGATTCCCGAGATGATTTTCGGCCATCTTCGCACATCAACGAACTACGACGAGAACAAGAAGGAGAAAATCGTTGGCGGGAAGAACGGGTTCGGATTCAAGCTCGTCCTCATCTGGTCGGTGTGGGGTCGCGTGGAAACCGTCGATCACGTCCGCGGACTAAAATACATCCAAGAATTCAAGAACAATCTCTCGGAAATCACGCCGCCAATCGTCACCAAGTCCAAGGTGAAGCCTTATACTCGTGTCAGTTTCCGACCCGATTACGCACGATTCGGTCTCGCAGCCAACAACCTCACCGCCGACATGACCGCGCTTTTCCTAAAACGCACCTACGATATTGCGGCCGTGACAGACAAGACTGTGAAAGTGAAATACAACGGTGCGCTTGTTCCGGTGCGTCATTTTCAGCAGTATGTTGATTTGTATATTGGCGCGAAGGGGGGCTCGGGTGTGGATGGTGGCGGCAGCGTGAAACGCATCTACGAGAATCCCGACCCTCGTTGGGAGTATGTCGTGTGCCTCACCACTACGGACGAGTTTGCCCACATAAGTTTTGTCAATGGAATCTATACTCCACGCGGTGGAAAGCATGTCGAATACATTACCAACCAAATTGTCCGCAAGCTTGCCGAAGTCATCAAGAAGAAGAAGAAAATGGATGTCAAGCCAAACACCATCAAGGAACAATTGATGCTCTTCCTGCGTTGTGATATCGAGAACCCGTCATTTTCAAGCCAGACCAAAGACGAGCTCGGCACCGCTGTCGCGAATTTCGGTTCATCATGTAAAGTCAGCGATGAGTTCATCGAGAAGCTCGCGAAAATGGGAGTCATGGACGCAGCCTGTGCGCTCACGGAAGTAAAAGACACGAAAGCCGCGAAGAAAACCGATGGCGCGAAAACCCGCACAATCCGTGGAATCCCCAAACTCATCGACGCGAATTATGCTGGCTCGCCTGACAAATCCGCGCAATGCACCATTATCCTTTGTGAAGGTGATTCAGCCAAAGCCGGTATTATCAGCGGATTGAGCAAAGAAGACCGGAATTATATCGGTGTGTATCCGATGAAAGGTAAGCTCTTCAACGTTCATGGTGAGACGACGAAACGCATCTCGGAGAACCGCGAGATTGCGGAAATCAAACAGATTCTCGGTCTTGAAACCGGAAAGAGCTACACCCCCGCAGATGTCGCTACACGGCTGCGTTATGGTAAGGTGCTCTTCATGACTGACCAAGATTTAGATGGTGCTCATATTCAAGGTCTTGGTATCAACCTTTTCCAGACGGAGTGGCCGTCGCTCACGAAGATACCGGGTTTCATCGGGTTCATGAATACGCCGATTCTGAAAGCCCGCCGCGGTGCGCAAGAGCTCCTCTTTTACAACGACGGTGAGTTTGAAGCATGGAAGAAGCAATTCCCCGATGCGGTCGTCCCCGCCGGTTGGCATACGAAATATTATAAAGGTTTAGGCACGAGCACCGGGAAGGAATTCAAGGAATATTTTGAACAGAAGAAGACTGTCGCGTTCGTCCATACAGGGAAGGAAAGCGACGACCATCTTGACATGGCGTTCAACAAGAAACGTGCCGACGACCGAAAGGAGTGGTTGGCGAATTATTCGCGCGAAGCGTTTCTCGATACTTCGAAGCCTGAAATCCCTTATGAAGAGTTCATCGACCGCGGCCTCATCCACTTCTCGATTTACGACAACGAGCGTTCGATCCCGAATTTGATGGATGGACTGAAAATCTCGCTGCGTAAGATTCTGTATGCGGCATTCAAGAAGGGTGGCCTCAAAACGGAAATCAAGGTTGCGCAGTTCAGCGGGTATGTATCGGAGCATTCGGCGTATCATCATGGTGAGGCGAGTTTAAATGATGCGATTGTCGGGATGGCGCAGAACTTCGTAGGGAGCAATAATATTAACCTACTCGAACCGAATGGTCAGTTTGGGACCAGAGGTTCGGGTGGGCGAGACAGTGCGAGTGAAAGATACATCTTCACACAACTCAACAAGCTCACACGACTCATCTTTCGCCAAGAAGACGACGCCATCTTGTCGTATATCAACGACGACGGGCAAATGGTAGAGCCGACCTATTACGCACCAGCGATTCCGATGATTCTGGTGAATGGAAGTAAAGGAATCGGAACCGGATTCAGCACGGATGTCATGCCGCATCATCCACTTCAAATCATCGCTTATATTCGGGCGATGCTCGCAGCGACACCAGCGACCGACCGCCCTGTCATCGAGCCCTACTTCAAAGGATTCAAGGGGACGATTAAGAATATCGCGGCGACTTCCGCCTCCGCGACCTCCGGTGCCGCGGCGACCTCCGGTGCTCCGGCTTCCGCCTACGCGACCTCTGGTGCTCCGGCTTCCGCCTCCGCTACCTCCGGTGCCGCGACTAGTGTCGCGGCGAAATATCTCATCAAAGGCACATACGAAATCATCGCCGACCGTAAAGTCCGTATCACCGAGCTCCCGATTGGAACATGGACAGATGATTACAAAGTATTCTTGGAAAAGTTGATGGACACGCCCGCGGCGGCGTCGGACAAAGACAAGGACAAGTCGGCTACTGCGACTACCCCCGTCCTCAAAGAATACACCGATATGTCCACCGATACCGTTGTAGATATTACTGTAACGTTTCATCCATCTTACCCGCACACACCGAAGGAACTTCAAGCCGCGGTCATCGATGCTGATGCTGGAACAAACAAATTGGAGAAACTTCTCGCTCTATTCACGACGCAAAGCACGACGAATATGAACCTCTTCGATGCGCATGAGAAACTCCGGAAATACGCGACCATCTACGACATCATCGAGGATTATTACACCGAACGCCTCGCACTTTACGCCAAGAGAAAGGCGGCGATGCTGGCGCAACTTGCGAATGAACTGCGCGTCCTTACCAACCGTGCGCGATACATCCAAGAAATCCTAGATGACAAACTGGAACTGCGTCGTCAAACCAAAGAGGCGATTTACGCGAAGATGGTCGCACATGGCTACGAACACATCGATGATGACGTCGAATTCAAGTATCTGCTGAAAATGCCGATGGATAGTGTGACGGATGAAAATGTAAAGAGCCTTCTCGCAGAGCGTGACGCAAAACGGGCGCAACATCAGGGACTTCAGGACACGACGATTCAAGCATTATGGACCAAGGACTTAGATGAATTAGAACAGGAGTATAAGAAGTGGATAGCAGCAGGAGAGGCGGCGGCGACGGCGTCGTCAAGCAAGACTACAGGAGCGGCAGGAGGTGGCGGCGGCGCTGCGGCACCAGCAAAAAAGAAGATGGTGGTCAAGAAGGCATAATCGAAACAAAACCAGATGGGGGAGGGGTGATATAAGCGCGTTTTATGAAGAATAAAATAATGTAAGTGATACTGTAATAGGAATGATGTAAAATGTTATTATTTTTTATTACACCATTCATTCTATATATAATACTTGTGTTATTTTCATGGGCAGCAGCAGCATCGGCAGCATCATCATCAGCAGCAGCATCATCAGCAGCATCATCAGCAGCATCATCAGCAGCATCATCAGCAGCATCATCAGCAGCATCATCAGCAGTATCGTTATCGACAACCATGACAAGTCTAGTGAAACAATATAATTTTCGTGAAGAAGTTGTAGATATTTCCGGTATCACGATACACAGCGTAATAAAAGATCCAACCAGTGTTATACACAGTGTTCATGATGATGTATTTGTATTTATTCATGGAACAGCGAGTTCGTCGGTTACTTTTTTCGACGTAATGGAACAAATGCCATCCAACGTAAAATGCGTTGCGATCGATTTACCATCATTTGGTATAAGTGGTGATATTGATATAGACATGTATCCAACGAATAAAGAATTGTGTATTCATTATGCGAATGTTATTGGACAAACACTACAAAAAATGGACATTCTTCATAAGACAACTCTTGTTGGTCATTCACTTGGCGGATTTCTATCTATTTATGTTGGCGCGAGGTACGCAATCAAAAACCTAGTTCTATTAAACCCCGCCGGTATTCTTCCAACACTCGGTGTATGGGGATATTATTGGGCTATATTTTTCAAACTCGGGTTACCCACCACTATATTTGACCTTCCACTTATATCGCGTAATGGCATGAAACGTATTATTACCACAATTTTTCATGATGATTCATTATTAACACATTTTTGGTTGTCTTTTTATTCAAATCCACGTAATAAGGGGCATCAAATATTACAAAGGGTCATTACATTTACACCGTGTTATTCGTATTGGAATACACCGTCATTTCCGACACTTACAGATGTTTATAAAAAGATACCGACGACTGTGTGTTTTGGTGTAAAAGACACGATATGCCCATCACATATTGGTTCTTTTTTGAAGTATGTTTCGTGTGGGGAGATTATGATACATAACATTCATGATGCGAATCATAATCCGTGTGTAAATACAGCAGAGATGACCAAATTGTTGAAATCGATTGTAACGAATCAACACGAAGGAACGGTAGGTATAACAATACACAAACCGAATAATATGACATTTCATAGAGGTTGTAAAGGTTATTCATACCCATCTTTTACAAAAACACAAAGGTCAATCGACCAAATATATAAATATTTGCTCACACACAGAGCATAATAATACATTGATTTACGAATGTGTTATGCGTCTAAAACCACGGCTTCAACTCTAGCGTCTTATGCTTGTAATCCGAGAAATTCGGGTGAGCCATCGGCGTGTACATGTTGCTGACATCACGCTTATACTGAATATATCCCTCTGCTTCGCCATGAATACGAGGCACACAGTATTCAAATACTAACTCATTCAACTCGATAATCTGCTCACGGATGTCGGTGGGAGCGTTGGCGGCGTTCTGTAAATAAATTGTCCGCATGATGATGCGCAGAGTATCACAATCCTGTTCGCCGATGACATACTTGCCGCGGGAGCGCTGATACACCCCAGCGCGAATACCGTTTTGAATAATCTGCATATTCTCCTTACTGAAGAACGCATTCGAGAGAGGTGTGTTTTCCCAGATTCCGTTCAGTGCATCACGGTAAGTCACGCACTGATGAACGGGATTTTTATCATAAAGAGCGAACTGGTCTTGAATCGGGGGTGTCAATATATCGAGACGGCCATTTTTAGGTTGTCCGATAAATGTTTCTTCAGGGAAAGTGCGATAATCGAATCGGTTCATTTGATTGAAGTGAGAGAATGCGAATGCGAATACGCTAAATAACGTTGTTGTATAATACACAGATATTATATCACTACTTTATATAGTTATGGATTTCATTTCAAGTTCAAAAAACACAGGTTCGTCGGCATTCGGAAGTTCGAGTAATGGAAGTTCCGGCTCATCCGGTGATGGGCTGTTTAGCAACTTTTTCAATCTCTCCATTCAAAAAATGGTGTTATTACTCGCAGTGATCGCGTTTGTGATCTCAATCGGAACCGTCGCGATTTTACTGTTGAAGTCAAAGAGCACGCAAAAGTGGCCGCCTGAGATTGCGAAATGCCCAGACCGTATGGAATTCGATGGAACAAATTGTGTCGATACGTATGGTTTGGGATACACACTTAGTGCTCCCGACCAAAACAATAACTGTAACAATTTCACCAAGGTGAGAGACGCAGCTTATACCGCATCAGGATTAAATGGTGCCGACGGTGGATATGTTCCATGGGAAGGCATCGTAGATGGTCAAAAGTCACGCGCAAGTTCGTTGAAGTGCTTGACGTAATCAAGCGTCGTCGTCGTCGTCATCGTCGTCGTCTTCATGCGTATTATCTATGACAAAATAACGAAGTTATTATTATGTCATATCGTTACGCGGTATTTACATACGGAAAGCACCGGGTGCGGCACTAGAAGCCCCCTTGGCAACAGCAGGGAGTGAATCAGAAGGAGCACCCATGCCATATGTTCCCGCCTTCATGTTGCTCGTGACACACATCGAGTAGAACAAGCGTGTCTGGAAATACATGAGAGCATACACGAGAATCATCAAGAACGAATAAACTCCGCTCATTAACGTGATTTTCCCCCTAAATAAGAGAACCAGCGATGAAACAAAGCCCAACGCAGCAACCGCTAAAAAAATAAAATTAACAACGGTAAGCCAATAAAACAACAGACAATAATCCTTGTCAAGAGGGGCAAATAATTCTTGGATTGCGTTCATTCTCTGAATAATGCTTGTTATAACATATAAACATAAAAAATATATTCACATATCACACATCGACATACATCGACATACATAGACATACATCGACATACATCGAAATACATCGACATACATCGAAATACATGGAAAATTATACAACCTTTCTTGGCAGAGAAACCATCTATAACAATATCCGAGACTTCTTAGCATCTTTCCAGAAAAACAAATCCGACCTTACATTCAAACGAGGCATCTATATTTATGGCGAGCCAGGTTCCGGAAAAACTGAATTCGTGGTTCGCCTACTAAAAGAACTGAACTATGATATGGTGAAATATGACGCGGGAGATATCCGAAACAAGTCCATCATCGAATCGATAACACAACACAATATCTCCGATAAAAACATCATGTCGATATTTCAACGAAAGGTTCAAAAAATCGTCGTAGTGATGGACGAGCTTGACGGAATGAATAACGGCGATAAAGGCGGTATCACATCTCTCATCAAACTCATTCGTCCTAAAAAAACAAAGAAACAGAAGCAAGAAGAAATCACGATGAATCCGATTATTTGTATTGGGAATTACCACATCGACAAGAAAATCAAAGAACTGATGAAGGTGTGTTACGTCTATGAGTTGAAAACACCTACTCCTGCGCAAATGTCGCACATCATCGACATGAAGTTGCCAGCCATCGACGCGGTCATGCGGAAAAACATCATCGCGTTTGTTCAAGGCAATCTGCGTAAGCTGAACGCAGTAATGGAGATGAGCAAAAAATCAAACACAATACTCGCGAATAATATTCTTCATGCGATATTTCAGCCGAAGACCTATAATGAAGACATCAAAAAGATAACCGAAAAGTTGATGAATACCGAATACCCGATTTCTGACCATAATGTTCTAATCAACGAAACCGACCGCACCACCATCGGGCTGCTTTGGCATGAAAATATCATCGACTTGTTTGAAAAGATGCCCGTTTCAGTAAGCGCACCGTTTTATAAGATGGTCCTGGATAACATCTGTCAAGCCGACTATTTCGACCGTATCACATTTCAAAATCAGATATGGCTATTCAACGAACTCTCTTCTCTCATCAAGACGTTTTACAATCATCATTTGTATCATAAATCTTTCCCGAAAAAGGCGCGGTTTCATCCGACCGAGGTGCGATTTACGAAGGTTTTAACGAAATACAGCACCGAATACAATAACCAACTTTTCATACAGAATTTGTGTATTCAGCTTTCGATGGACCAGAACGATTTATTCACATTTTTCATGACACTTAAAAAACAGTATTCGGAAGAGGATATTCCGCGGATCTTAGAAATGTATGAAATCACGAAATTGGACATCAATCGGATATATCGTTATTTAGACAAATATATGGAAAAGACGGTAGTTGGTGAAGACGACGGTGAAAGCGACCCCCAATACGATTCTGTGTTATTAGAATAAAACCCTATGTCGATGTCATGCGTTTGAATGATACGTAAAAGATGTTATTAGTATTTAGAAATAACTACAATGGGCGCGTCGATTTCATTTGATTCGAAATATCGTTTAATTTTAGATACAGAGATTGAGTGTGTTTCTGTGACTCCTCCTGGCACAAAGACCGAACGTGATAGCAAGCGTGAGAGCGACGGCAGCGGAAGCGGAAGTGGGAGCGACGGCAGCGGCAGCGAGGGCGAAGACAGCGGCAGTGGCAGTGGCAGCGATAGCGACTCAGAAAACAAAATATATACTGTAAAGCCAACACCTGAAATTATTAGCTATATTCGCAGTTATCTTCGTAAGAATGAATTTCTTGATGAATTTGACCTCATTACAGAAATTGACCTCGATAATTATGACCATGCTCCGGGTTCCGCACTTGTTTTCAATTCAGACTCCGTTGTCTATATGACAAATAACCAAACGATTGAGGCGGTAGGTGAATGGGAGTATCTTCCACCCGAGAAGGAGGAGCAGACGAAGTCGTCGAAGTCGTCGAAGTCGTCCAAGTCGAAGAAACGCGGTGAAGATAGCGACGACGACGACCACCACGATGATTCACGGAATAAATATAAATCAAAAGACGATGAACTTCCAGTAGGTGAAATCGAGAATATTCTCAAAGATAAATTTGAAGAATACAATAAGGGTCATGAATTTGTGATTCATGAATCGAAGACGAGTTTTCTTTGTTTGAAGATTAACTCAGTCGAGATTGTAAAAGAATAAATAATATCATCGTCGCTGACGTTATTGACGCAGTTCATTATGATATTATTGTCATTGACGGTGTATTTAGACGTAAATCGTTTCGGGTTCGGTCACAGTCGTCGCTGATGCTGGTGCTGGTGCTGGTGCTGGTGCTGGTGCTGGTGCTGGTGCTGGTGCTGGCGCTGGTGCTGGCACGGACGTCGCACTCACCGCCGCTGCTATGGATGCCGCTTGAAGCTTTTGTAACGACATATAATTATCATGAAGCACTTTATATTCGCGATTTAGTCGTGCTATTTCTTGATCACGTGACGCTACATCGTTTTGTAATGCTTGAAGAATATCAACCACCTGTTTGTTGTTCAATGTGACGGGTGGTTGTCCGGGTTGTTGTAATACAATATTGCCGCCGCCCCCCGTCGCCGCCGCATCTTCCGCCATCTTGGCGCGTTCTTTCTCAAGTTGTAAGGTTTGTGCGATAACGTCAGGCTTCATTTCCGGACGACCTGGTTCATATTTCGCCAATAATCCCTCCAGCTCATTCATATAAAACCGACGAAGGTCGTTGTCTTTAATGAAATCCATCACCTTCTTAGGTGAATCTCTCACCACATCCGGATTGGCATTTACAAGCAACTTGCGTTTATCGAACGTGTTATGTTCATGCGAAAATACCAGAATCACTTTCATCGGGTCGAGTTGAACAAAAGGGACGGTATAATCCTTCAAAAACGCACGCTCCTCCGCCAAACACGCGTCATCGTTATAACGATTGTTCTTGATTAATTTACGTTTAAATGCGAATGTTCCTGCGGTGGCATGATTCGGGCCATATGGTCCAAAACGCTTCATCTGCTTGATATGCTTGAAATAGATGTAAATCTCACTTGACCCTGCGCATAATGCCTCTGGATGAGATACCAACATTTCAACCGCATGCGAAACACGCTTTGGTGGATAATAGTCATCATCGTCCATATACACCAATATTTCACCGCGCGACTTTTCATGAAGCAAATTCCGCTTTCGGCCCAGCGTCATTTTGGTATCATATTTGAAATACTTTACACGAGGATGGGATGCTACAAGGTCTTCGATTGGGTCGGTTCCGTCATCAATAATAATCCACTCCATACGGTCTTGCGGATAATCTTGTGCGTTGAAACACGCAATCATCGCATTTACAAAAGGCCGACGATTGAATGTGGGTGTGCATACGCTGACAAATGGATATTTTTTGAAATATTCTGGGCTTGATTTCTCGATGCCGGCCGATGCCGATGCCGCCGCTGATGCCGCAGCTGATGCTTTATTTTTTCCACCCATATCGTATAATTTGGATATAATAGCTCTTATACGATATTATTTATGTTGTTTATCGCGGCTCGGCTCCGCTTCGCTATCCACTCCAGTTCTTAATCGAATCAAAAAAGTCCATAATTCCTTGCCAGTAATGTGTTAAATACAACGTCAGCAACATCAAAATCACAATCGCCGCAACATTAATATCTAAATACTCAAATGCGTAAAACATCAGCGTCAAATTAAAGAAGAAGAAGATAATTGGAACATAACGAGCATATAACTCGCGATATTGGTCCCAGTGAAGAAGTGGATATACAATCAACGTGCCAATAAATTGTATCAGTTGAACAAAATACGCAATCACCGGAAATATACCCAACCCGAACCCAGTAAATAGTGACCATAATGAACCGCCGATAAATTCTTTACGATGGTCGGTTTGATTCACAATCATACCAATCACTGTTGTAAAGAATGGACCGCCCATCAACATAAATCCGACAATCAACAAAAAGACGAATGGAATAAAAATAATCAGAAGTGGCGAAACAGCATCATACAATTCCGCCGGAATCGCGTTTGAAATACGTGTAATCTGTTCAAAAATATACGACAACATCGCGCGGTCTGATGAAAATGAAAAAATGAATGCGTTATTAATCCACTGCTTAAATCGCGCCTTAATAAAATCCCAGTTCAGCAGATTTACTTTCGTAACGCCTTCTTCCACGCTGTCATTCACCATATCCACGTCTTCTTTTGTCAAACAGAACCATTTAAAGACGTATGTATCAAGAAGAATCGCGGCTTTCAGGTATATTTTTTTGGCGGTTTCGATTTTGGGGTCATCCGCGATACCGCCGAACTTATCATCACAATCGGCGTCGCAACTTGTGTATTCATTCGTATAGCAATACGGCCATTCATGACGGTCGGTGGGGAATAATTTATTCAAATTAATGTGATTGTCTTTGATGCTTTCCGGCGCCGCAAAAAACATGATATTCACACAAATGACCGAAATAATCACCGTTTCAATAAATAGCGTTAAAACGCTGAGTCCGAACTCTTTCAGTGCTTCTAGGTCGAATAACGATTTCGGCTTTGCTTTCGCCGCGTCGGCTGCCATCTTTGACGCTTTTTCTTCGGCTTCGCCACCCCCTCCGAACATCCCGCCTACTTTGCTAAACGTTCCTTCTTCTTCCCCTTCGGCGTCTTCTTCGGCGTCTTCTTCGCCGTCGGCATTGCCGTCATCGGGTCGTTCTTCTTCGTCGTCTGCCATTTTCTGGTGTAAGTTATATATACCATAGATTATTATACATCGAACTCTTACCGCGCATACATGAGTCCGCAATTTCCCGAGACAAACGTAAGAACATTATACCTCTCTTCCAGGATATGAAGGTCATAATTATACAAGTAAATATTCACATTCGGCTTATTCATGCCAATAATCTCTCGTGTATTCGGATTACAAATCACTTTCACCTCCGCCGCTGAGTCCAAGGGCGGATAAATCGTCGTCATCTCCAACTCAATCTGGTTGAACTTACTCATATTGATTGCGCCGCTTGGTTGAAGGTCAAATGGGTCAGAATTCAGGCAAAAATTGTAACAATATATCCCCGGTTTCGCGCTTCCGCGGGTGCGCGTGTATTTTTCCACGTAATTATAGACACCCGCGTCAAGTAGATTCTCTCGGTATTTGCCGTTGAGTGAAATTCCCATCATCTGTAAAATATCGCGTTCATTTTCTGATTGAAAGTCGCCGGTAATATGAAGTCCAGTGAGACGTTTATCGCGCGGGTTGATGCCTGGTCCAATCCCGTTTTTTGGGCCATTCTTATCGAAGAAGAAGCGGTCATTCGCGAAAGCCGGATTCAGATTCGCGGATAAGTCGGTCGTCATTCGAATGTCTTCACTAAACGCGGTGGGGCGCCAGTCGTCGTCGATGGGCGCGGGAATAATATCATAGGGGAGGTAGTTATACGGCCAATTCGTGTAATTGCTCCATTCATTTCGGAGATTGACATCGCTGCGCTGGAAAAACATCGTCCATGATGACACCATCCCCATCGAATTCTCTATCTTAAGTTTCTTATTCCCAGTCACATCGTTGAAGACCCAATCGTAATACGACTTGATGAGATACTTCTGCTGATTGGCAGCGAAGACTTTGGATTCTTCATCCGAGAGAAAGCAATACGTCGCCATTAAATGAACATCGGCGTTCCAATCCGTGCGCAGACTCGGGTAGGAATCCAGCGATAAATCAATACTGGGTGGCGGATATAAAAATCGCCACATCTGGTGAAGGGGGTTCGTGAAGTCGGGTTGAACGACCGGCCAATAATTATCGGGGTCGCCCACATCACGAATGGTGAATAACTCCTTGACGGGGCGCAACGTTACATCGATTTGAAGCTGGTTATATTGAAGACACACAAGGGGAAACGCCATTTTCGAGGACAGCGTGAACCATGCGTTGATGGGGATGTATATTTTACGCCCGCGGATAGACGGTTCTGCGCCTGCGGAATTCGACGTGCGATACGCATTCGGGTATTGGTTGAGACGCGCACCCGAACAACCCGGATTGTAAAGCTCGGGCACATGACCCGTCATTTGATTGTATAACTCGCGCTTCGTTGCGTCGAGGTCGCGCTCCAAAATTGCCATAAGATTATTGCCGGTGAAACGTTGGAGCGTCATGCCTCCGACAGAAATCACGATTTCCTTGACTAATTGCGTGCCAAGGTTTTCAATCCAGCGAAACTCATAGGGTGCCCACATGTCTTGTGCGCGGGCGGGTGGATGAATCGGGCTCCAAATCGACGGCAGCGTCACACATATATACGTGTCCATCAATAATTCCGCATATCTCGGGATATAAAATGTGAATTTGGACTCCTCTGTCATACGCAGTTTCTTCTGACCGTCGAAATCAACTCTAAACTTTTGAAGACCGAAATTCGTATATTTAAGGTATGTGCTTTTGAAAAATGACTTTTTGGGATTACCATTAAGAATAACGTTCTGATTGCCCGTAGCAACCAAATTCAATAAACCACCGGTCATTTAGTATATTACGCGGGCCTATTGTTATGTTGTATATAACTTTATATAAAAATCTATTATTCTAATATTCTATTATATATAGTAAGAGGAATATGAAAGAAAATCGGGTAGAATTCATATTTATAGGTATTATTATCGTGGTTTTCGCAACATGGAAACTATCTGAAATGATTAAAACGCGGTGTTATGAGAAAAGAACCAAAGAAGGATTCCGGGCGTCGTCGTCGTCGGAAGCACCAACATCCCCACCAACAAAAGAGCCGGAGCTCATGTCACAACTCACCAAAATACTCAAAAAGAATAACATCGACACGTTTTTGAGTGATGCGCCCGGATTGACAACAGAGAATTTTACTGTCGATACGACCGAGGGGGAAATGACGGTTCATCAACGAAAAAAAGCGGCTACATCGTTGGATACATTTACGGCCGCTTCGACCGCTTCGACAGCTTCGGCGTCGTCATCAAAGCCTCCGCCTCCCGTCGCCGCTCCCACCACCGACAAGCCAATCAACGCAGTAAAAGAAGGCCTCGAAAACCCCGATGAAAATACGAAAGCATTCATCGAAAAGAATATTACATCCATTAACCCACAGGACAGTCAAAGCAAGTTCAAGTTGCGTGATTACTATATCAAATCCGCCTATAACGCATTCAATCCCGACAAATTCAAGAACTCCACCGTAAGCATGGATGCTTTGTTATATGTCATCGCGCGTGGTTGTCGCTTCATCGACTTCGAAGTGTTCTCCGTAGATAATGAACCGGTTATCGCGTCTTCCTCAGTCAATTCATTTAATTACAAGGAGACATACAATCACATTCCCGTGAGCGACGCATTTGAAGTGTTAGGAAGCTACGTCTTTTCTGGGTCGAAATGCCCCAATCCAGGCGATCCTTTCATTATTCATATGCGGTTGATGTCGCGTAATATCACCATGTATGACAAGCTCGCAAAGATTATCTCTCAAAGCAAGACCATGGCGCGTAATTTATTAGGCCCGAAATATGGGCGCGAGTATCAGTCCAAGGATTTAGGCAACGAACCCCTTTTGGACTTCAAGGGTAAAATCATTCTCATGGTGGATGGAACAAATCAGGTATATCGAAACACAAATCTGTTTGAACTTATCAATATGAGTTCGAATACGATGTTTCTCTCGAAATACACTTACTTTGGCGTGAAAAATGTGGGCGACCCGCAGGCATTCAAGGACGCGAATAAGAAAAATATGTGTCTTGTGATTCCGGATAAGGGGGGTCGTCCTATCAATGATGGGCACAACGGTCCATTTACGTGGGGGTGTCAGATCGCGGCCATGTGTTTTCAGGAAGAGGCACGGGATGAGAAACTGAAAGCTTACGAAGATAAGTTTGCGTCGGTGGGGTATGCGTTTATATTGAAGCCGGAAGACTTGCGTTATGTTCCGATTACGATTGCGCCTCCGGCACCCCCCAACCCGAAAGCGTCGATGGAGGCTCGACCTGCCGAGGCGGCGGGAGGTGTCAAGATTACCTTGTAAAGAATGAATTACATCATGAAATACATAATGAATTAAATTCTAATCCTATTGTAGTAGAATTTAATGGCAACAATGTACAGCGGCAGCGGTGGTTCGCGTGATAGCGACGACAAGAAAATGTCCTTTGAAGAAAAAGAACTCGAAATCCTCCGCGAAGCCGTCGATTTAGTTGAAAAGCGGAAGGGTGCGGCTGTCATCCAAGACCCCAAAGTACAAGAAATCATCTCTATCGTCGAGAAATTCATCGCAGATAAAAAACTCGTATGTTATGGAGGCACAGCCATCAACAATATTCTTCCTGAAGACGCGCAATTTTACAATAAAGACATTGAATTGCCCGATTATGATTTTTACTCTGACAAGGCTCTCGACCATGCGAAAGAACTCGCAGATATTTATTATAAAGCCGGCTACGAAGATGTTGAAGCGAAATCCGGTGTTCATCATGGCACCTACAAGGTATTCGTCAATTTCACAGGTATCGCCGATATTACGCAGATGGAACCCGCGTTATTCAAAGCAATCTCTCGAGATGCCATTATTAAAAAGGGAATATCTTATGCGCCGCCTGACTTTCTTCGTATGGCGATGTATCTCGAACTCTCGCGTCCGGATGGCGATGTCTCGCGTTGGGAGAAGGTTCAGAAACGTCTCACCTTATTGAATACGCATTATCCTCTTAAAGGGTATAACTGCGATAAAATCGAATATCAGCGAGGGTTTGAAGGTGCGACGACTGCGTCGAAGACGGGTGAAATTAGTATTTCAAGAAAAAGGAGCACGCCGACGGCCACGGCGACACGCTCTCGGACTCGGACTCGAACTCAGACCCGAACGCCGTCACGCACGCATACACGCTCACGGACGATGAAACGAGGCGGTGGCGGTGGCGGTGGTGCGAGCATAAAGGCGCGTAAGCGTGAAGCAATACGGACCATCATGAAGAAATATAAAGGACTGGATGCGTATATGAAGCACTTATATCACGCAGTAAAATCGCATGAAGAGACGATTGGTGATTTTAAATACACGGTCGAAGAAGATAAACTAACCCATCGATATCGTTTGATTGCGACGTATGAGAAATTGTTTGGAAAGGACGACGAATATGTTTTGTATTCGATGAAGGCGAGAGAATTGGACGCGGAAGCGACGCCGACGCCGACACCGAGTCGCTCCGACCGTGCCGACCACGAAGACCGCGCTGACCATGGAGAGACAGAACTCGCGGAAACCGACATTTATAATATTGTTCGTCGTGTCTTCATTAAAAACCGCGCGGTGTTTTTCGGCGGGTATGCGAATATTCTATACTCGCGATATATGCCCAAACACCAGCGCCGCATCGTCCAAGAAATCCCCGACTTTGATATTCTCTCGGAAAACCCGCGCGAGCTTTGCGAAGAAGTTGTCCGCGAGCTTACCGCGCATAAATATACCGGCGTGAAATATACAAAGCACGCAGGTGTCGGTGAGGTGATTTCCGAGCATTACGATATTCGTGTTGGCGATGAAGTCATCGCATTTTTATACAAACCTCTCGCATGTCACAGTTATAATACAATCCGATTGAAGGGTCGCGGCGGCGGTCGCGGTGGCAACGAAGAATCGATTCGTATCGCAACCATCGACACCATGTTGAGCTTTTACCTCGCATTTATTTACGCCGATCGTGTCTATTATGACATCAACCGTATTCTTTGTATGTCGCAGTTCCTTTTCGATGTTCAGCAACACAACCGCCTCAAACAAAGCGGGTTATTACGGCGTTTCAGTATCAATTGCTACGGGAAACAGCCGACGTTGGAGTCGATGCGTTTCGAAAAGACTGCGAAATACGAGGAGTTGAAGGGAAAACGCGGGTCACGTGAATTTGAGGAGTGGTTCTTGCGGTATGTTCCGTATGAGAATGCGGGTGCGAATACGGGTGCGAATACGGGTGCGAAAAAGACGCGGAAGGCACGGAAGTAAGCGGGTCGGAACTTTTATTTACGTAATGTTCTATTACGTGTGCGACCTTTTGATTTTTTGATGCTTTTTCGTATTTTGGATTTACCAGCAGATTGGTATATTATATCTATAACTACTTCATTTTGGATATCATGATAATCTGCCAGCGATCGTTGAGGTTCTAATATTTGTTTATTACATTTAAGGTGAATCGGTGCGTTTCCATTCATTAGTGAAACCAGATATGTTTTATTCAAATGGTCGATTAGGGATTGAACTGTATCTTCGGGTTTGTATGGAACTGTAAAAACCGTATCGCCAAATATAGGCCTTATAAATAGTTTTGGTGTATGTGTGCCACCAAGTCGTTCGGATTCTTTCGCAATACGTTCTTGAACCAACGGTCTTAAAAATTCAACAATTTGATTTACAGAGTTACGAAGAGATGTTGCGAGAGGTTCATGAGCGAACTCCCACTTTAATCCCGTATTTGTCGTTGAATCGGCATGTAATACTGTCCCATCTTCGCCAGGTGGGACTGGAACTCTTGGACTAAATCTAAAATCTTCTTTCCTGAATTTATTTATCCAATCCATAGATTGGTTACCCGTAAGCAACTCTCCTTTACCCATATAAAAATTAATATCACCCAAACTTGACGCTGACATTTTATAAAAATAATCTTATATCTATTTTACACTTATATAATATTATTACCACTTGGTTGTTTCACCGCAGTCCCTCCCCCAATTTGTTGAATATCTTCATAATGACGAAGAACGTCAGCGCAAACATGGCACTTGTCGCAGTAAGACCGACGATTTTGAAATTGCCGTCTTCGCCGAATAAGAACGGGAGGAAGTGAAGAAGTTGGGCGCGGAAAACGGGCATCTGGAAAATGAAATACAGGACGCCGATAAGAATCGGCATTTGAAGGTCGTAATAAATCGCTTCAAGGGTGTCGATTTGATTGGACTGACGTGTGTTGGCGCGAACGATACTTTCCATCGATGCGTGGTCTTTGATATAGTCGGTGCCATTCTGCTGCGACTGCGAGTGCTGCTGTGGCTGGGGAACATAATTCGGCCGTGCTTGTTCATCATGCGTGAATGCGTTCGGGTTCATCGGAATATCTCTCGTGGGTATCATCGTCATACC